GATGCGCACTTACCAACCTTGGCAACGCGGAATGCTCCCATCAAGGCCAGCTAGCTTTTGCATAAAAAATCTCACAGCACACCCATGAGGCAGCCCCATAAACCAACTAACACTCCCCGCCGCCGCCATTGCCGCCATCCAGGCCAACACCCCCTACGCCACGATTCGCCGGGATGCCTGCATGAGACTGGCTCAGCGAATCGCAGCTAACCCCGAGAACTACACAGTCGCCGACTTAGCCGATGCCCATGCGGTGCTTAGGCCCACGGTGATGGGGGAGGAGGTGGGGGCAACATACCACCCGCCGCTATCCCGCAACGATCTCAAAAAGAAATATGGCCAACCCTCTTGACATCACTAGCGCTAGTGATTAATATAGAGGAGTACTGAGGGAGCAAGGCTATGATCACCAATCAATCGACAGCCGTCACCACCCTTTCTACCGCCGAGCAACGCCGCCGCGACTTGGCCGCGCAGTCGTGCGGGCTGTTGACTGAGCAGTGGGAGAATGGCTACCTGTGGTCATTGGCTACCGCTGGCGGGGTGCATGTTTCTATCGTCAGCGGCAAGCGCCCTTACCGGGCAGTGTGGCAGACCAGCGGCGATCGCATGGTCAAGGGTGCGTTAAGGGCTGTGGACTTTGAGCGCAGCCGGAGCTTTGGGAAGGTCGAATCGTTGTTTAAGTTTTTGAGGGAGATTGAGTGATGAAAATAAATCAAGTTTGCCTGGAGGGGGCTTATTACTCCGCTAGTGATATGGGGCTAACTAGCCTCGATGTTGACGATGATTTTGAAATTGACGGTACTGAAGGTGCGGAGAGTTACACCGTTGATCGGATCGAAGACGGAATCGCGTACTGTGCTTTTATGGGGGCGGCATGACCACCCCCGCCGCCCGCTACAGGCAAAACCACCCCGATCGCATAGCGACCACCAATTTCAACATTGCCCGCCGCACAATTAAACGGGCATCTGTGCGATTTATGGTGGGCCGGGACGAAGATGTGATGGCTTGGCTGGAGGCTACCTACGGGGCCAGCGGTGGCCCTGAGATATTGCAGGCTCTCAGAGATGCTCTAGCCCCCTAACTCTATGCCCTGTACCAGATGAACTTGCCGCCATAATCAGCGCGGCAACGTCTATTAGTATTAATTCAGTCGAGGCAACCGCTACTAAGGAAGGCAAAGATTATGACTATTGAAGAACTGAAAATTGCTGGATAGTACGAAGTTACCCAAGTTGGGTACGAGGATAATTGGTTTGAGGGGGAGCTATCAACCCCTAGTGGGAGCTACCTTTTTCATCCCTGTGTGAAGGGCAGTGATGGCTCTCCTATTAAGGAGTTGTTTGACTTCTTCTACGATGACATCGTAGAGCCCCTTGAGAAAAAGGGGTTGGTCGTAGACCTAGAAGATAGCTTTCCTCCTGCTTATCCCTTGCTCTTGGAAGAGCACTCTCCCGTTCTTACTGGGGATCTTTAGGTGCCTAACCTCCCATCCCAACTTGCCCAGGCGATCACTAGCCTGGGCCTAACCACATCCACTGCCGCCCGCAAGATTGGCGGCGACATGGCGGGGTATAAGGCCGCCTACAAGCACCTGACCCGACTCACTGAGCCTAACCCACCCGAGACTATAGCCCTGCTTGAGGCCGACCTTGAGGCACTGGGGCTAGAGATTACTATCACACCAAAACCCCGCCCCTAACCCGGCGGGGTTTTTCTTTGCGCCCTACACCACCCATTCCCGCGCCATCGCCAGCCGATCCCGCAATGCCGCCTCCCGGCTCGGGGTGTGAAACCGTTGCCGACGGAGCCAGGTTAGGGCATCCTGGCGGCCCTTGGCGTGATTGCAGGAGTAGCAGGCCCTGGCCCAGTTGATAGGATCGTCGGAGCCGCCCTTGTTGAGCGGGATCAGGTGGTCAATCGTCCCAGCACCCAATACCCCACAAAAAAGACACCGCCCGTCCCCAGAATGGAGCAGGCGGTGTCTTAAGGCTTTTTTGGCGCGGCGTGGATCTTGTTCGTCCAGGTGAATAAGTTCATCGTGGCGAGGCATGGCAAAGTCAAACGCGATGCCTCTATTCTACCCATCGGATCGCGGCCACCTGCACGTTGTCCCCAGTCGTGCCAACATCATGCACCGCCTGCGCCAACGCATCCTCGTAGGAGCCGTTTGCGATAAAGCCCCAGCAACAGCAGCCGACGTATACGGCCCATCGCGGGGGTGGGATGGTGATTCGGGCTGGGGTCATGGGGCTGCTCCTGGTTTTGTGCCAGTGGGGTGTGACACTAATACTTACAAAGTACTTGCAAAATACTTGCAGTGGCAGTATATTAGAAGGGTAGAGCAAACGAGGCCACCCAATGAACACTATCGCAATCGCCAACCACCTAAATGTAGCCGCCGACGCCATCGTTGAGGTTCAGGAATGGGCAAGGGTGTTGTGGGTTCGGGTTCGTGGCCTAGGTGCTCGGTTCGTTAGCAAAAAGGTAGGGCAAAAAATGGAAGCAACAGAAGCAACTGAAACAGTTTTAATGACAGCGGTTCGCATTGCCAAAAAGCAAAATGAGCTGATGGATTTGTGGAATCGGCAGGGAGATGAAGCTGCATTTGGTCAATACCACGAACTCACTGATAGCCACGATAAAGCGTTTCGCCAACTCTCAAGAGAGGAACGCCGTGAATATATGCGGCTAGTTGACTAGATCACCAGCGCACAGCCGGGAGTAGCGCCCCGGTATTCCGCCAAGAAAAACAACAAAGTAACCACCGATGACTGTTAATGCAATAGAAATTTACGAAGACCAGATCACTGCAAGCAACTGGCGAGTTGGATGCATTCTTGAGGATGTGCGTCACAACTCACCTACCTTGGGATGCCAGTTTGAGGTAATTGATCACGACAACAATGGCAATGTAGAACTTCGCCAGCTTAGCGACGATGAATACGTTATCACTGGAGAGATCTTCGCCCGGATTCGTTAGCTACCCCCCACACACAGCGCCTTGCCCGGTTCGCTACCGGGCCTAACCATGCCTACCCCATCCCGCAATGTGCTTAGCTTATCGCTGAGCACAGAAGATCAAACCTTGCTGGTTGATGTCCTGGCCGAGGCTGGGTTCAGCAAGCCCACCCAGTTTTTGAGGAGTGTCGCCCGTCGCCAGATTGCGATCGGCCCTCCCAATAATGCAGGGTTGCAGCGGCAGATTAGCGCCCTGGCTGAGCAAGTTGAGATGCAGTCCAACGCCATCGATGAGCTACGCTGCCATGCTGCAGGGCAACCCCCGCGATCGCCCACGGATCTACCATGAACACACCTCAATTATTGTACGCATCTCCCCCCGCTGAAGGTGCGGCGGACGGCCATTGCTCAGTCTGTGGATGGCATGGGCCGACCTATGCCAAGGCTCAGGTATTTAGCAAAAGTACCGGGGCCGTGTCGGTGCTGGCGACGGTGCCAACTGATCGCATCTGCGTCCATTGCGCTGCACTGTGGGGAGAACCTAAAGTTTTTGCCCGTGCAGTACTGGCCACACCGGAAGCAGTACTGTTCCCGACTATCGCCCCCGACCCAGCAGGGCAACGGCCCACCTGGGGGCAAGCGCTAGCCGCCCTAGACCCTACACGGCCTCGGGTGTGCATCCTCACCACTGACCCCAAAAAACGGGTATGGCCCTTTGCTCAGGTAAGCCAGGGCGATCGACTCAGCATGTACGTCCACGACCCTAGCCGGGGCATCTCAGGCAATCGCGTAGTGAGCCTGTCGCTATTGCTGACTACGATCGCTGGTATTGAAGCCATCTACAATCTAGGTTTTAGCAAAACCGCCATTGAGCGGGGGTTGCTGGATGATTTAAAGCGCGCCAAAGCACTAGGCATCCCCGACACCGTTGCCCATGAAAGATACTTGCAAAGTGTCCGTATACTCCCTGAATTTTTGACTTCCCTAATAGTCGCTCAAAAGGATCCCTAGTTATGCCTGATCGCATTTTGCTCAAGCTCACTGCCCTAACCCCTGTAGCCCATGGTGAGGCCGGGGCCAACAGTACGGGGCCGAATAACACGACCCTCTTTAATCGCCAACTCCAGCGGCTCACTAAAGAAACAGTGGGGGTGGACGTGGAGGTCGCCAGAGACGCCATTGCAAACCTACTGACGGCCATGCCTATCGGTGCCGATACCTTTCCCCTGCTGGAGTCGCTGAAAGGATCTGAATTGGTGGCAGCTCTATTTGTGGCCCAGGTGCCAATCATGTTCCCCGGAGACGGTGAGGGGCTATTTACTGGAATGGAGCGCTACCGAATGTTAAGCACCCGTTTAGCCGATGGGGCCAAGTGCTGCGCCACGTTGCCTGAGTTGTGGAGCTACCTTAGCCGGAAGCTAATGCTCCCCATGTTTCCCTCTTACGGGTTTGAGGTAATGCGGGCGTTTTTCGTCCTCCCCAAGGCCATTCAGGGGCAATCAATTCAGGCCATTAGCAAAGCCCTGGAACTTACGGTAATGGCCGCTCGGATGCTGGCAGAGAGCATCAAGGCCGAGCGCAAAAGTGCTAAAGACAATAATCCCAGCCTGTTTGCCGCGCAGGTCTACCAGGCCAGCCCTGAACAGTTAGCCGACCTCACCCGACCCAAGGCTGAGGCGATCGTAATGCCCGTCCCGAGTATTAGTGGTAACGCCCTGAGACACTGCCTAATCCGTGAACCCGGCGCAAATCGGCTGATTCAATCCCTAGGACTGGAACCCTACACCGACCGCGATGGGGATCACCTGGGCTTAGGCATCACTCGATTTTTGTACGGCGGTGGGCAGCTTGCCGCTAAAGCCAAAGCACCCAGCGCCAGTGACATTTACGAAGCCGAGGTTCGCAGCCGTTACCCCATTGTTGATGCCGTGGGTGGTAGCACTGATTCCTGGTTGATGGCCGAAAGCGCCTGCAAGGTCGCCGGATGGGTAGTCTGCGCAGAAAACAATGTGGCTACCCAATCGATCGCCGGGGTTGAGTCGAAGGTGAGCATTTTCGATTACCTCAGTGAAGAAACCAAGACCAGAACCGGCATTGGTGGCAAGGACAAAGAATCAGGGCAAATGATTTTCTCTTACGAAACCCTAGCCGCTGGGCTACCCCTGATTGTTGAGGTATTGTTCAATCCCTTCACCCAACCCCTGACCATTGGCGCTGTGTGGCAAGCGGTGCATGACTGGGCCAATGAAGGAGGCATCGTTGGGGGCCGTTCCCAGATTGGCCATAGCCGATTTGCGTTGGAGGTATTGCAAGGTGCATACGGGCTGGAAGGCAAAGCCTACCTTGATTACCTAGAGACAGAGCGTGATAATCTACGCCCTGGCTTACTCGATGCCACGATGGGGACTGGGGCAGTGCTATGTGCGGCTTGATTCATAGCCCACGGTTTCGGACTGGTGACCTTGAAGCATGGCGGCGGTTGGAATTAGCAGACCGCCTCTATGCCCAGCGATACCGGGCCAAACTACAGCGCATGGCCGATGAAGCACAGGCAACCATCGCTGCATTCCTAGAGGATGGCCCCGCCTATTGTTCGGTAAGTTGGGGCAAGGATTCTGTAGTGGTGGCTGACCTTTGCCGGGGGATGGATTTGCCCATGGGCTACATCAGGATTACGCCCTTCAACAATCCCGACTGTGATTTAGTGCGAGATGCCTTTGCCCCTGAGCACTACCACGAGGCGATCGTAGTGCGGCCCGATGATGAAGAATGCTCTCACAGTAGCGGCGTTTTTGATGAAGGCGGGAAACTGCTAGAGGCTGAGTTCGACACCGATCGCAGAATCACCGGAATCAGAAAAGATGAATCGCAGTCTAGGCGACTCAGGGGCAGTGCCAACACTAAGCGCAGTTGCGTCCCCATTGCCAAGTGGAGCACTCAGGATGTTTTTGCCTATCTTGCACTTCACAATCTGCCCATCCATCCTGCCTACGCAATGAGCAACGGGGGGCAATTCCATCGCAATAATCTACGGGTTGCGTCAATCGGTGGGGTTCGTGGAACCCAATTTAATCGCCGCGAATGGGAAAACCTTTACTACCCAGAAATCCTATGAAAATCATCCACATCCCCGAACTAGACGCTATGGGCACTCGCTTTGCATCCCTACCCATGGCCCCATTTTGCCTTACCCTACGCACCCTAAAGCCAGTAGCGGGCAACGACGCTTTGCACCTAGACGGTCTACTAGCTAAAGCGGTGGTGATTGAGGCCATGCGAGGCAAACCACTGGCCCCGACCGAGGATGCCTATTACATGCCCTTGCCATTGGGGCTAGAGCGGTTGCACCTGGGCTTACCCGTTTGGCAGTGCAATGATTTTGCCGCCGTTGACGCTGCCGTAGGCCATACCCATTATCACCAGCGCAGCGACTCCAACCCTTACGACCCAGCCGCAACCGTAGCCACATTACCCCAGAAGAAACGCCGTAGAATGCCACCCACGACCGAAGGGCAATACATGAGCTACCGTGTCCCCTTGCAGTACACCGAGGCCGATTGCTGGCAATGCGAAGCCGTGGGCAATGCCGATGAGGTGCTGCGGCTGCTGAATGAGTACATCTCTTCTGTAGGCAAGAAAGGTAGCCATGGATGGGGGCGTGTATTGTCGTGGGCGGTTGAATCAATCAATCAATTTGAACTTTCGCGCCCAGTCCCCACTGCTGATACCTCACGGCCCTTCAATGCTCAGATCATGGGGTGGACGCCGCCCTATTGGCATCGCGGTCTATGGCGACTTTGCGGCTAGCCCACGGATCGCCCCTAGCCCTGCCCTAGTTGACTTACTTGTGGCTAAATGCAATATTCAATTTAGGCAGAGCCTCTGAGGTTCCCGTAGGGAGCCGACACTTCTACTTTGCAGGGTTCCCCTAGCCCCACCCCAACAGAAAGCCCCTGATCCAGCGATGGATCAGGGGCTTTCTGTTGGGGATATCCGGCTACTCGCTCAGCCACGTCCTGAGCAGGGCAACGGCTTCGGCTACCGTAGCGCCACTATGGTTACCGAGGGTGGGGGTTAGTCGGCCTTGAGGATATCAAGTTCCCTGTTCTCTCGCAACCTTGCGCAGTTATATCGAAACCTGGCGACATCTTGCTCAGACCAAAGATCGTCCTCAAGCGCTACAGCCATATCCTCGTCGCCGTCGCAAATTTCCATCAGTTCTCCAAAGTCAAGCCGGATAGTTTCTTCTGTGGACATTGAGGCAAAGTCCGGGAATCCGACAAAAGTTTTTTCTGGATTTAGTCTTGGGTCTTTGTGCCTCGGGATTTGACGGCCACGGGAGTAAATCGGGGCGTTGTTCAATGGTGGGCTGTAAAGCGCTATCAGCTCAGACTCTAATCGCTTCAGATCTACCCAAGGCTCAGTGACCAGGTAGGCCAATTGGATGCCGCCAATGCCAGAAAGGTCACTCCTTCTATGGTGACCGTTCCATCTACGACGAAGGCTTGTACTGGTTATCCCAATATAAAGAACCTGCCCCCGAAACATGGCGAAGTAAACCCCGGGAGTTTCGGGCAACTGCCCTCGTCGTTCTATTGGGACGGATGGGAGCAAGCTAGGCTCAATCGTCGCTGCCGTCATCTGGCTCATAGTTGTTCTTCTCCAGTGCCTTGCGCTTCCATTCCTCAACCGTCACGCCCTGGCCTTCGGCTAACTCAGCAGCCATCTGATCTATCTGCTCAGCATTGGCTTCTACCCTGGCCTGCACCACGTTCTGCCACATTCCGGCAATCGTCTGGCCTTTGGCCTCAGCCCACCAAATAAACCGCTTCATGTGCCACGCAGGCAGCCGTACAGAGTATCGCTTCATGTTTCGCCGGGGTGACATCGCTAATCTCATAACACCACCAAAAGTGTATGGGCTAAGTCGATTCTAGTCTATTTTGCTGGACAGGTGTTGCATAGGTGCATCACAGTGTGCTACAACAGTCTCATGAAAGCCCGATGAAAGGTCATGAAAGGTCGTGAAAACTTTTACAGCCCCTCCAACAATCGCCAGAAGCACCGCACTGCGGCAGCTTTCGGCTATTCGGTATCCAGGGGGCATGAAAACAATCTCGATTCCGACCATGTGGCGCTGGTGCAAACTAGCGGGCATTGAATCAGGCCTTAGGGAGTTCACGGAGTCTCAGTGTTTTCGCCTTGCCCAAATCGCCCAATGGCTGCGGCAGGGGCATTCAGTCGAACAAATCCAACTATTTCTAGGAGTGCAGACCAATGACACAAGCAACCGAACGCAACAACAGCAGCAATCCCAGCCGGGGGCAGGGGTTTGGGGGGCAGACAGCAACCCCTGGGGCGCATTCTGGGGCTAGTCCTCAGGCCCAGGTAGCTGTCGAGATATCGCAGCTACGAGATCAGGTAAATCAGTCTCTAGGCGGTGCCACGGCAAGCATTAGCGCGATCGTGGATGAGTACCAAAAACAGGCCCAACCCCTTGCGGATGAGGCCTCCACACTGATTTACGACATGCTCAGCAACCGCACATTCTTCAACCAGGTTGGGCGCAATGTGGCCCAACTAATGACTCAGCACCCCATGGGTGCTCGGCATGAATTGGGAAAGCCGACATTGAAGCGCTTGTCGTTCGAGCCCTTGAAACCGGGGACTCAACAGAGCTACTTAACCAGTGCCGTAGACACAACGGAGGGTTAGTTCTAGCCCTGTTAGATGCTTTGACACACCCTTTGACAAAGGCTTTGACACACTCCCATTTTCTGAACCCTGTCAAAGCCTTTGTAAATCTGTCAAACGACCATATATCAACAGTTCAGAGCTTTGGCTATTCTTCTGAATCTGAAGCTTTGAAACCTGTTCAAAGCCCCCTAGGGCACCTTCTCCCCGTTCAAAAAAGTTGTCAAAAACCAATGACCTTTATCTCTGCCCCCTCACGATTCTGGCCCCGAATGAGTGTCCTAGGTGCCCTTGGCCTATTGGCTCTAGTGGGCTTTGCTGGGGCCGTCAACACGGTGGGGGTGTGGAACGGGAGTAAGGCTGAAGAATTAGCCCAGTCCGCCGAGATGGCCGATGCAGTGGCCGCAATTAAGGCGAAGGAAGCTGAGGTTAAGGCCCAGACTGATCTAGCTGCCAGCTACTCAGAACTAGGGCTGGCCCAGGCTACTTGCGCGGACACCTTGGCTCAGTTCTATTTCCAGCCGGGGGTGTCTCTGGCCCAGCAGTTGCAACAATGGGGGTTTGACTTTGGGGCACCTCGCTACAACGCAGACCAATGGGTGCCGCTATTTGATAGCGCTGGGCTGTTGTCCGGAGCCGTGCGTCGTGATCCTGCGACGGGGCATCAAGTTTTTGTCCAGGCCGACGAACAGACGCTAGATCAGGCTGCAATCTGTAATTCCAATCAGCTTACGAAGGAGACCCTATGACTATGAAATCAGCAGCACCTAGACCTATTGGGGCACATATCCTATCGCCCTTTGAGTGGGGGGCCAAGTCTGTAGCTTGGTTAACTAACCCTGCAAAGAAGGGAGGATTTCGGTTTATCGCCTATGGCTTTGCCGTGGGCTGTATGTTGATTCAGGTTGAAACGATTTACTCAGGCATGGACCAGAGCCCAGCGGCTCAGCATGCTGGGGTAGAGAACCCGAAAGTGCTGCCTAAGCCGGGTTTCCCTGATGGGGCCAACATTGGATATTTGATGCCTCCGTTTTGGAACCCCATCAAAAGCACCATCAACTTTGCCACATCGTGGCTACCATTCCGCACTGAGTTCAAGCCCGTTTATCGGTTCTCTGTATGGGGCGACCCCAACTGGTATGTCGCTTGGCTGATTGGTCTTTCCATTGGCGGCATTGAGGCCATGGCCATTCGCAAGATTGGCGACTGGGGGCAAAAGATGTCCAAGTTCCAGAAGCTAAATGGGCGTGTAATTCCAGACCTGAATCCTCAAGCGATCGCCGCTACCAAACTGGCCAAAATTGAGCTTCAGGCTGATGGCCTGGGTGATTACTTGTGGATGGCAATATTAATCGTCACGGTTTACGGGATTGAATTTTACGCCTTTGTTCGTAGCGTGACTGGGTTGCAGATGCCCATGTTCACCCTGGTTGTCTATGCCCTGATCAACGTGTTTGGGTTTGAGGCGTTTTGGTCACTGGCTGATCGCGCTGGCGAAGAAAAAGAGTAAAGGTATCCCATGGAAAGCATCATCTACAGCGACACCTACAACGCCTTGCTCGACTACCATACCCACCTTGATAGCGAGGCTCAGCAGTCACAGGCGTTCACTGGCCTGTATAAGCTCACCAGCCTGGTGGGCCTGAGCCTGGGAGGGATGACATTGGCCACCCTCACTGGTTGGGGTGCGTTGGTGGTAGCTGGTGCTGGGCTGGGGTATATCGGTACTCTGATCTCAGAGGGCCGTAAGACCGGGAAGGTAATGCCACTGCCGTTCATCCCTGTGGGCCTTGATGCTGTAGCCCGTGGCGTGGCTCAGGTAGGGGGTGGCGATGATTCCGATGAGGTGATCCCTTACCACTACTTGAGCAGCCACCAAAAAAGCGATTACGCTTTGCTGTCTGTGCTGCTGCCTGAGATTGCAGTGGCCCTTGACGAATTGCCCACCAATACCGCTAAGAAGGTGGCGTGGTCGCGCATGTCCCGGCGATTCCATCAGCACTATTCCAGGCACATTAAAGACAATCCAGACCTGATCGCCATGGGTGCAGACCGGGATAAGTTGGCTCAGTTGGTTTTAGCCACCCCTGACGAATTGCGGCAAATTGCCATGCAGCCTACGGCCACGGCATTGCCAGCCGTGGAACCGCCCCCCGCCATTGGCCCTACCACCCAACTCACTGCGGTAGATGTTGCAGCGGTAGCTGTAGAGCCTGACCCATGGGTGAGCACTCCAGAACCGTCCATGCCTGTGGAAGTCTACGCAGCCCAGGTGCCTGTGGTTAAACAGCCGCTAGCCGCTACCCTGTCGGTAGCCAAGACGGCTCTAGAGCAGATTAAACAGTCACCCTATAAGTCGAGGATTTTCTTTGGGGCACAACGATCGGGTAAGTCGATGCTGGTTGCCATTGCCTCAAAGCAATTGGCCGATCGGGGCGTGAAAGTCTACCACCTTAACCTGCTGAGCTATGCCAAGGATGGCCTAGACGAAGATGCCAAGTACACCCAGCACTGCGTCAAGTCGGTGCGCGGCGACATCTCAAAGATGAGTGACCAAGAAGTTACTTGGCTCGTGACCCAGTCGATCGCCCTGGTGAATGAATGGTGGGCACAGGATAACGCGATCCTGATTGTTGATGAATGGGCCTACCTAGCTGCTAAAGATTGCCAATTTGCTTTGATGATTCAGCCATTGGTGGGGCTTATTGCAGGGAAGATGTCAGCACTCAACAGCAGCGGCATGAAGCGTACTCTAGCGGTGTGGGCCGTCGCACCCAAGATGGTGGCTGGCAACCTCACTGAAAGCGGCAAGTCCATCAAGTCGATGGAGTGTGTCTACGTCACCGTGCCCCCGGCTCAGACCGTAGATTGGCAGGGTCAAGGCGTTGGTTTTGACGAGCAGTTGTTCGACCAGGTCAGCAATAACTACGCCATCACCCGGCCTACTATTTCTGATTCGGCTAGCAGCCGGATTGCATTTGTCGGCGATCGCTGGCTGCCCCTAGGCACTACTCCAGACATGCTGGATGAGCCCTTAGCCCACCCTCGCCAACTTGCTATTCCTACCATGCCCCAGTGCGCTGTAGCCGTAGCCGAGCCCCTGGTGCAGTCTGCCCCTATTTCGTTGTTTGATGAGCCTCGCTACCCAGAAATCAAGGCACTAATTCCTAAGTGCGATGAGGTTACGGCGGGGATCTTGAAATGGTTGGTCAAGCTGGGCAACGGAGCCAAGGTTACCACGTCAATCGCGGCGGTGGATGCTTGGGTTAAGACTGCCATTCGCCTGGGCAAAATCTCCAATGCCCAAGCCGAAAGCATTACCCCATTCTTGGCAAGACTTGAGGCCCTGAAGTACCTGGAATCTACTGGCGATAAAGCGTGGATTGTCAGACTGCGCTAATCAACACCCAGTACTCTACGGGGTTCTGGCTGGTGGTTCGCTGCCGAGGTATTCAGATGTATTTACAGGAGGCACCTAATGACTTACCGAAAATTCCCAAAATACGATGCACGAAAATACGCCTGCGCATTTTTTCCATTTCTCCAGGCGCGGCATATCCATCACACTATCTACAAAGGGCCAGAACGGCTGTACTGGGATATGTTGCCATTGTCGGTGCCTGCCCACTGGCTGATCCACGGTGTTGCTGGGGGCGTGCTCACGATGCCCAAGGCGGTGACTCGCCAGAACTGGATCGCCCGCCGGTTGCCCCTGACTTGGTTTTGGAAGTACCCCAACCCCATGCAACGCCTACTTCATGCATGGTGCAGGGTTCCGGGGTTCCTAAGGATTGCTGGGATTCTGCTGGGGCTGTGGGTCTACATTGCGCCAGGATCGCTAGGGCTTTGACCCCACACCACCCTAACAAAAAGCCCCCCGGTATCCACGCCGGGGGGCTTTGACTATGAGGACATACCACACTCTACATAGTGTATCTCACGGCCCAACCGTGACAGCCTTGACGAACACCCCGTCAACCATCGCCCCATTACGGCCCTCAATCTTTGCCAGGGCCAGGGCCAAGCACTCTGGGCCTGATAGTTCCAGTAAGATCCGCGCCTCGTCCTCGACGCACCGAGCAACTGTCCCGATTTCAGCAAAGAGTGATGTATTTGCTATGTTTAGCGATGCCGCGTAGTCAAAGCTGGTTTTCAGGCCAAGCGCCCAATCACCGACAAATTGCCAAGTGGAGAGTCGATGATTGGGCGCTTTTTGTCGGCATGAATCCAAGGTTACCCCGTGCATCGCCGCCAGGATAGTCAGCGTTACCAACACATCACCAAACTCTAGGGCAATGCGATCAAGGCGACGATCCAGTACGCCCTCGCCCTCAACAATCAGCCCCAATGGAAACAACTGCAAGCGCATGGCCTTAGACTTAGCCAATTTCCGCCGCTCTAATTCGGCCTCCCCAATCTCTTCCATGATCTTCTGGTACTGGCCCTGGGTAGTGCCCAGCAGGGGGCGGCCAGCAGGGGATATGATCCGGCGATGGGTGGCCCATGCCCTGATCTTGGGCTCTAGGGTGGCATAGGTGGGGAGGGTGCTGGATAAAGGCATGGGGCTACCGTGAGTTATGGGGGTTATTTTAGCTTGGGTCATTGTCGCCATCCTCATCTAAAATTTCACTGCACCAATCACACCAAGCCATGTGGGCCGCCCATGGCATCTCGTAATCGTACACCGTCAGCCCGCCGCCCGCATCGCGCTCAAGCTGCACCAAGATCCCCCGATTAACCAGGGCCTCTATCACCGCCTCATCCCACACACCAGGCGATCGGTGGTGCTCATCCATGGCGTGCCAGTTGGCGCATTGCTGCTGATCGGGGGTGAGGTTGGCGAAGTCTATGGGGGTGGTCATAGCTGGACCTCAGATCTTCCAACCTTGGCTGAATATGCCAAGTCAGTCACCGTCACTTCAAATGCTGACGCCACATCTCCAATTTTCCACAGTGGCACCTGGGGATCAGTGCGGCCCCGCTCCCAGTTGCGGTAGCTAGCAGGGGTAATGCCAAGCCTTTCGGCCATCTCGTCTTGCGACAGCCCTATCGACTGCCGACGCATCTTGAACCAATCGCCTAACAACATGATGCCTCAATGATTTACTGCACTTCCACTATATATCAAACTTCTTTATATAAACAGCTTGACACTAGAGCGAACCAGGGGCTATCTTTGATTTATCGCCCACCACTTCACGGGGCCACCACAATACTCTGAGGACTCACATCATGGCCGACTACGAAGACCTAACCCGAGAGCAGTTAATTGAGGCCCTGGCCGCTGCCAATGCCCGCGTAGAGGCCATGCGGATCGACCCCACCTACAAGGTGCTGACCCGCGTGGCCCTTGACGCAGAGCCACCCCAGCACGGCGCAATCGTGTTCTGGGATGTTGACCACATGCACGAGCTTAATGAGCAATGGAGCTACGAGATTGTGGATGCTCGCATCCGGCTGGTTTGCCAGTCAATCAGAGAGCGGGAAGACTGCATCCTGGTGGCCCGGTGGTACTCCGGGGACGAGCTTATCTACTGCTGCCCCACTGCTGATGCCGCCCTCGCCGCTGAGCGCATCGTTGAGCTATTCCGGGCTCAGGGCATTGGTATCACTGCCGGGGTCGCCAACATTGGCCCCGACGGCTGGCAGGCTGCGGTCAGCGCGGCATCGTCGCTGGTGCAGTCTGCGAAGAAAGCGGGAGACAGGGGCCGTGTGCATTTTATACTTAAAGCCCCAAAAGTATAATTCTGGGGATTCAAATTGTACTTGAGTAGAAACAATGAAAGCACTTTCAGATCTGCCCAACACTGAAGGATTCGAGTTTCAAGCCGTCTTGAAGGATGGCACTACAACGCCTTGCAAAGTGGTTTTGCATCCTGATGGGTATCACACCACAGATTTACCGTTCAGTACGCTTAAAAGATGGTTTTATACGGCTGAGGCCCACGGCACAGAGAGGGCGTTTGCAAGTAATTTATTGAGGATAAACCCATGACCCACCCCAACGCAGAACCGTTGACCGAAGCCGAGCATGAGAGGGTGAATCAGTTGATTAATGAGCTGAATCAGTTGATTAATGATACGTACTTAAAACCCAGCGATTTCTTGTCCCACCCCTGGGACAGCGTTACTCAGAATAACGAGCACGAAAGGATTGCTCGAAACATAATGGTCATTCTGTCCCGCACGGGTAATAAATGGCGCTCAATCCAATGGGACGAGTACACCACTGAGCGGGCTAAGGATGGCAGCTTCAACGCGCTCAAAGAACGCCCTTGCTTTGAGCGCGTTGTGAGCTACTGCGCAAGCCCAGAAACGGCTAAATCTTTCTCGCCTGGATGGATGCGCGATACAGACAAGTTAACGGCAGCTTATTTTGACACCCACGCCGCCGGGTAAAAGACCTGCACCAGGTCATCCCCCCGCCATACCCTGAGGTTGCCGTTGCTGCTGCGATCGAGACTATAGCCTGGCCAATCCTCAAGTGGCAAGGGCAAGATACAGGGGTCAGGCGGGGCCAGCATTAAGCGGTCGAAGACGTAGCTAACGACGGCGCGATCGGTGTTTTCCATGGCGGTGTGGCGGAGAGTATAATTACGATTCTACCGCGAGAGGTCACCGTGACAAATGCCATGACCCGCCGTGTCCTTTACTGGACATTCCATCTTATTTTTGCAGTATTTTGGATAACCGTAGGTGCTCTGTGGGGATGGTCTCCGCTGGGAACAGCGCTATGGGTTGGGCTGATGGCTTTTCTCTGCGACATGGCGATCTATTCTTTGGCCAAGGCCATGGCTGGGCGGTAACATTCGCGGTAGTAGTATAAGACAATGGAGAGGCCCACACCGTTAGAGCGGCTGGGCCATGGTGCAACTAAAGTCAGTAGTCACACAAGAGGATTCTAACCAATGTCAAACCTAGATAGTCTGATTGCTCTGATTGGGGATCTTGAGGAAGGGGATCGTATTCCCCCTGGAGCCATTCAGTTAGCCAAAACAATAGGGGCCGCGATTATATTCGGATACTCCGATGATGGGGTAATGGTTGAGGGGATAGTTAATGACCAGGGATCTGCCTACGACGGCAATACTCTTTGGCTTGATCGTCAGGGATTCTTGCCCATTAATGAAGACTTGACGCTGCAAGATGATGAACCCGGAACGATTGATGAATGCCGGAATATTGTTGCCCGGTTTGATTCAGCAGTAAAGCTCCGCGCTATTTGGGGGGGCTCCAGGGCTGCTTGGTGCTATGAGGTTTGTGTAGAGCATCGAACCTTTGACATCAAAGAAGACTCTAGCGACTACAATACCCCGGCGAATAATGTTTGGTGCCGGGGTATTGTGTTCTTGTTGCCTGAAACACCTGTAACAGCGTGACACTCGTGGCGCTCCCTTGCGCGAATCTCCTAGGCCCCCAGCACCATTGCAGGCTTCATGCCTCGTGTGCTGGGGGTTTTGTTTTGGGCTAAGGTTTCTTCGGCGACGGCATAACACGGCTCATAAACTCCTGCACCTGGGGCCAGCTATACCCTTTATCAAGCAACGCCTTGGCCGCTTCCTCATGGGTAATGTGCGCTCGGGGGAATGGGTTAAGAGGTATTTCAGGCATAAAAAACGGCCACACTATGCCACCTTGACTGACTCCGCCCCAGCATAGCCTTGCTTGGCAACGACGAAATAGCCGTCGTAGTCGCCGCCCAGTAATGCCCTGTAAAACTCAGCCGATGCCGCTGGCCGAATAGCCCAGGCATAGCCCAGCCGCACTGCATCAGCCGTTCCCAGCAGGGTTGCTAGGTTTGCTGCCGATAGTTGCATCGTTACGTCTGTCGCGGTAGCTGTGTTGAGCCCCCGAGCAAGGCCACTGCCCACTGATAGGGTCAGGGCTGGGGTAGCGCTGGCGGGAGTGCCTTTTTTATCCTGGGCAAAGATCCGCAGCTCAATGGCCGCGTCGGTGTAGACCGTGGGGGTATAGGATCCGCTGGCAACGTCGCTGGCATTGCGCGTGAATGTGTAGCGCATTGGGGCCGAGGCCGCGCCAAGTAGAATTGTTGCCCCGTTCAGTGGATCAGTCATACGCAGCTCCCAGAATCTACGCCAATTGTAGCCGCCAACTCTTGTACCGATACCCCAGCAACTAGGGCCACGACAGCAATCGCTGCCCCCAGGTCCTCCACCCTGATCGCCGCTGCCAATGCTGCTGACGATAGCGAGGGGGCCAGTGATGCCGCCGCGATAGTTGCACCCAGTGCCGCGATGGTGACGCAGGGCAAGAACCGGAGGATAAAGAATACTGCCCGAGGGTTAAGCCCGAGGGGGTAGAGGTTGTTTTGCAACCCTAGGGGGTAAAGACTCATCGCGGCACCCTTTCTACTGCGGTTGCCCCAGTCGTTGCAGGATCGCCGTCGGCATCTACCAGATCAAATACCGTCCTCACGCTACCGTCAGCATTGTATTGGGTGGCGGTGCTGGCTGCGTAGTTGATTTTGTGGCGGCCAGAGGCTACTGCCCTAGCGGCTGCCTCTGCGGCGATTAGCGCATTGTGGCGATCGGTCGTGAAGCCCGCCGCCTGCACCTGGGCCAGGGTCGCCGCCGAGGTAATGGCCGTGGCCTGTGCTCCGCTGAGAGTGCGATCGCCTCCCGAGTACACCCAGACCTGAGCCGCTGTCAATGTGCTTAGCCCACTGGTTGCGGCTGTAATTGCCGCTTCCACAGCGCTTTGATCGGCTGGATCGCTGGGTAGGGTGTCCGTCTTGGCCTTGATCAATGCAATGTCGCCATTCGCCGGGGCTGTGTAACCTGCGGTGGCTAACCTGCTGCTGATGGCGGCATCAATCCGCCCGGTGACCGTTGGGGTCAAGCCTACGTCAGCCAGGGCCGTATCAACTTCGGCGTTGACCTGGGCCGTGCTGAGGTTATTGAGCCCTGCGATCGCCGTTGTGACCGTCCCAACATCGCTGGTTAGCTCTGCCCGTGTCGGAGGGTCGTAGGCCGTCAGGGCCGCTGCTGCCGCCGCCTGGGTAGCTGTAGAGTCGAGGGGCGGTGTGGTGAGGCTATAGCCGGTTTTGTCGTTATTCGTGCCCACTGTCACGGCTCCGCTCGTGATGGTCAAGGCTGAGCCGATCCGAGACAGTAGGGTGGTCACTCCGCTGGAGTCTGCGATCGCTGTCAATGTGCGAGTAGCCGCAGTCCACACAGCGTCGAATGCCCCCGCCGCAAACTTAGCGCTGGTGAATGCTCCATCCTGAATCTTGGCAGGGGTGATCGCCCCGTCTGAAAGGCTATAGCCAGTTTTGTTGGTGACGGTGCCTACGGTTGTCACGTTGGCTACTGTGTCGGTAGCCGGGTCAAAGTAATCGGCAGCGGCCAGTGTTCGTGCTGTAATTTGAGCCGGGATTGTGGCGTCGGTATCTACCAGGATGGCATCAACTACGGTGTCGATCGCCCCTAGTTGAGTATCCAGATTGGCGCTGCCCAGACCCACTGCCGACCGTGTCCCCGCTGCGTCAAGGGGATTGTTTCGGGCCACTAGGGTGTCGAGGTCTGCATCCACACTGCCCGCAGAGGGTGAGCCTGCCGTTGGGGCCAGCTTGAGCGCATCGCGTACCTGTTGAGCCGTTAGCCCACCGCCCGAGGGTGCATTGACGAGGGCCGCTGTGCTAAATACTCCAGCCGTTTGCAATGTCGCAGCTAGATCAGCTAGGTCTTCAGCCTCGCCCGCCGTCAATCCACTGGTGCCTGATTCAAATGTCAGTAGAGTGCCTAAGCTGAGCGCATTTGGGTTAATGCCACCGGTGCCGGGTTCGCCGGGGGCTACCAGGCTGCTCCCATCAGCGCTGGTGGCATTGCCCCCTACAATATTCAGCCGGGTTGAGCTAGTGTTGTCAATCTCAAAATTGGCAAACACAAAGTTATTTGCGGTAATAGCGACTGATGTATCGGCATTAATTAGTCGAATCCCTGGGGCCGTTGAGGATACCCACACGCCCCAAATATAAATATCCTGCCATAGGCTTAGGCCGTCGGCATCAGAGGCGTTCACCTGAACTCTACCGCCGCCACCCTCTAGACCAAAACTGTAGGGGCCACTATTAGACGCATCAAGGGTACTGCCATCGTTAGCAGCAGTTAGCTCCGTGACCACCGTACCGCTAGCGTTTTTGATCCGCCCCCCGATTTGCACGGAAGTTGAAGCAACAATATCTTCATGCACCTCATTTAATTCAATGGCCGGATTTACCACCACAGGATCATTAATCCCTGCCGTTGTGCTCCACAAAAATTCTTGGATATATAGCGGGGTAGCTGTGGCAACCCCAGCACTACTAGCCCAGTAAATCGCCTTGCGAACAACCCTGTCTCCATTGGCCAGAGTTAAGGCAACACTGGCCCCGCTACCGCCACTAATCGTTGTATTAGTTAGTTGAGTTTCAGCGATCAATGTAAATATTGAGCCGCTGGCGTTTGTGCCTGCTGTGGATATTGTGATAGGTGTTCCAGCAATATCCGATTCCTTCACAAACAGCGTGATAGCCCCACTAGAAATGGTGGCATAGTAGCGCCCACCATCGACTATCTGCGGGCTAGTCGTGGGCAAAGTTGCCCCTGCTGTAGCTTGGATTTTGGCGTTTGTATAGGGGCTACCCGTAGCAAATGCTGGGGGCTGGCTGTTGCTGTCGTTGCCTAGGGTAATAGTGTCTGGGCCAGTGTTGATGGCGCTGCTAGCGACCAGAAAAGATTGCTGGTGGGCTAGATATAGGCGAGTGCCATTGACTAGGCTGGCGGCGGTGTAGGCAACAACTGGCTCCTGAATCGTCACGCCCGCCCCTGCCGTGATGTTTGCCGCAGAACCGAGCGGAACTAACACGGTTGCCGTCCCACTTGTCACGTTGATCGTAGTTGTTGCCGCAAAGGTGCAATTTCTTAAATCTAAATTGGCCCCACTGCGATCTGCATTAGGGAATACTTCTAAAGTTGAGCCATTCTGGAAAAAGAAATCTATTGTATAGGTCGCCTTTTTGCCTAGGCGAACGGTGGCCCCAGAGGCCACGGTAATGCCACTTGAGTTGGTGATATCTGCCGTGGCGGTCGTCAACCGTAGAGCTGATCCACTGCCAATAGTGCCCGAGTCGTCAAAGTCAAATGTGTAGTTGAAAGCTAAAGTGAATGCAACCGGAGATACGCCCGCAGAGAAGTTGAAGTAATCCAGCGACGAGGTTAATTCCGCTAGGTTTGCAGCGGTGATTAGCCTAATTGAAAGTGATACGGCTACGTTATTTAGATTATTGGGCAATAGCTGAGCCCCGGCAACATCAGTAATCTGAAAGAGGCTAACTCTAGCTGAGCTAACATCTGCCGTTGCAATCCACAGTATCCCATCTGTCGCTTGGAACTGAAATATTGACTGAGGGCCATTCCCAACGTTTTTTGTTATTAGCGTATTCGCTGTAATTGTGGCTTGGGACTGGACAATTCCGTCAGTCCCCGCAATTTGAAATAGACTGACTCTATTTGAACCATTATCGGCTGTCGCAATCCACCGGGTTCCATCTGTACCTTGAAGCTGAACGACTGAATAAGGGTTAGTCCCAACGGGTTTGGTTATTAAAGTATTCGCTGTAATTGTGGCTTGGGACTGGACAATTCCGTCAGTCCCCGCAATCTGGAATAAACTGACTCTACTTGAAGTAAAATCGGCTGTTGCAATCCACCGGGTTCCATTTGTCGCTTGGAACTGAACGACTGAAAAAGGGTTAGTCCCAACGGTTTTTGTTATTAAAGTATTAGACGTAATTGTGGCTTGGGACTGGACAATGCCATCAACGCCCGCAATTTGAAATAGACTGACTCTATTTGAACTAAAATCGGCTGTTGCAATCCACCGGGTTCCATTTGTCGCTTGGAACTGAACGACTGAAAAAGGCGTAGCCCCGACGGTTTTTGTTATTAGCGTATTCGCTGTAATTGTGGCTTGGTCATCAACAATGCCATCAACGCCCGCAATCTGAAAGAGGCTAACTCTAGCTGAACTACTATCTGCTGTTGCAATCCACCGGGTTCCATCTGTACCTTGGAACTGAAATACTGAACGAGGCGAATTCCCAACGGTTTTGGTTATTAAAGTATTAGACGTAATTGTGGCTTGGTCATCAACAATGCCATCAACGCCCGCAATCTGGAATAAACTGACTCTACTTGAACTACTATCTGCCGTTGCAATCCACCGGGTTCCATCTGTCGCTTGGAACTGAAATACTGAGTAAGGGTTAGTCCCGACGGTTTTGGTTATCCGCGTATTAGACGTAATTGTTGCTTGGTCATCAACAATGCCATCAACGCCCGCAATCTGGAATAAACTAACTTGATTTGAAAAAAAATCGGCTGTTGCAATCCACAGGGCTCCATCAGTCGTTTGGAACTGAACGACTGACTGAGGGTTAGTCCCAACGGTCTTAATCCTCATGGGACGCAGATCCAGATCCAGCGCAAAGCGATAGTTAACCGCCATCTACCGCGCCCTCCCCAGCCATTGCACCGCCCGATCGCGCCATGCCCCAGCAACCCGCGCCAGGTGCCACCGCCAGCCAGTGTGGCGGAGTGTGTGGGCCTTTTCGTCGGGGGTGGGTCGGCCTGGGGTATAGCTCATGTCCCTAGGCTATGGTGGCCCAGCCCATAGCCTAGTAAATTCGGCTCTTTTGGCAGGCAGATTTAGCAAATAATCAGCGCTTGTCAGGAGTGGTGAGCATGGGGTATAGCTCATGGCATTACCGCGCTATCCCCTGGCCTAGCCCATGGTAAATTTATTGAAACGTGGTATGGAGCGAGCATGGACATTAACCTAGCCATCTATGGCGGTGCAGTCTGCACGGGAGCCCTGGCGGCAGTGACCGCGCAATGGGTCTACAACGAATGGTTGTGGCGGCTCGATCGCAGTACAGTGATGACGCCCAGCATCAAAGACCCCCTGGCCCAAATGGCCGCGCTCAATACTTTGCTGGAGGCGATCCGAGATGAGGATGCGCGGGAGGCTGGGCCTGTGCGTCAACCACCGATGCCCTATCCAGACCTGGATGAGTGGGGAGTGATGCAGGACTACGAGGGGGAGGAGGGGCTTAGTTAGGGTAGGTAGGTGATGCCCTCAATGGTGCTTTAACCAAAGCTAGGCGGAAGAATTAGAGGGATAGACATCAGTATCTCGGTTGTCGCTGGAGCCGATGCAACACCAGCAGCGGGCAGCGCTACTTCAACGCTGAAGCTATCAATCGCGCCGCCAATGACGCAATTAAATCCCCGATAGACGTACACATTATAGATGTCATTAAACTCGCTGTTGGCCGCCGTTACCGTTACCGTCCCTGTTACCGGCTCAGATCCCAGCAGCGGCCCAGAGAAGCTGATTACAGCCTTAAATCCATTGCCAATTAGTATTCTATCCACTAGCAACGAACCACCAACACAGGCGTTTAATGTGCCTGTGACATTCGTTTCTGTACTTACTTGAGTGAAGGTTCGTAATAGGTGGGTCAGCGGGTATCGCCAATCTGGGTAGGCATCGTTTTGATGCACTTTGAAAAAGGGTGAAGAGTTCAAGCCTGATGATAGTGGTATCTCAATGTTATTGCCAAGAGAACTCCCGCTCGACAATGGTGAAACCGGGACAGAGGAAATATTGCCTCCAGCATTTAACTGTATGTATTCGTAGTCGGTAAAAATCTGAGTTTCTACGTTATAGGCGTGTTTAATGAAAAAGAAAACGTTCCTTTCGTGTCCTGAAATGTAGGCATTTGCAAATTCAGGGCGATACATTCCAGGCTCAGTTTCAGGATCTGGAATGTTCGCAGAGCCATCGTGGGCGAGTGCCCATGACTTGGATTGAGGAGGTGCGATACCCTTCACAGCAAAGCGATTCATAAAACCGCCACCCTTCACGTAATACATTTGCCCAGCAGGAATCGCGGCAGGCACTGGATCAGCATAGGGCACTACTGCATACATCAAATGTATTCTCGCAGAACTGCGCCGAACGTAAACTCTACGGGTGCCATCGTAGCGGGCTCTGTATAAATCAGATTTCACGTAACCTTTAGCGGCCACTTCAGGCGGTATGTTCCCCTGATCCCATTCAAACTGAGATATTGTGTAGCCAGTGTACTCATAGACTTCATCAATGCTGACGACCGTTCGCCTGCTAGTTCCACTGGATGGGATCGGGGTATCATTCCCAAAAGTTTCCCCCTGTAATGGAGCAAAAACAAGATGAGCAGTACGACCTGAAGCAATTTTCCCCTCCGTAAAAAACTGGCCAGTAAATTCTGACACTAGAGGAATCGCTGGTGTTGGGAATAGGCGAATCCCCCATGTAAATGATTGATTGTCCGACAGTGTAGGGTAAATGTCATCAAAAGGATTAATTAAAGTTGTATCAAAATAGCCCTCTTCACCAGGGGTCTTGAATGTATAGTTTATATCTGCGGCCCAAATTATTAACTTGAAACCTGGAGGGATTTGGTCAGGTGGAGCAGGATCAAAGTATCTGGCAGGGAGCGTGTAAACAAGTTTGTCGTAGCCGTTGCTGACTACCCAAAATTCGGATCGATCTTCGTATTCTGAACGGTACAAGATAGCCGCCACCCCGGCCCCACCCCCATACCAAATAAAACTGCCTAGCCCCATCACCCACCCCTGACCACGACCGTGGCGTAATAGATCCCCGTCCCTACGTCATCGACCCGGACTCCTACAAAGTCAGCAGGCTCAATCACCGTCACCCCGAGAGTCACAGCATTACCATTCACTAAAAGCGTCCCGGTGCCTGCTGTGGCGGCCTCTCCCGTCTCTGTGCGGTTTGAGATAGTGAAGCTCACGGCCACATACTGAGCTTCGGCCCGAGGGATGATGCCGTAAACATTGTTGACCACTGGCCCCGGTATGCCGATCGCCCGTTCGGTGGTCTCCGCTGCAATATCAGGCAACCGCCCTTGGATAGGTGGCACAGACGCGATCGTGATAATGCCGATTGGGTTACCGGGGATAAACGCAACCGCCGCATCCAGCCGAGGTTGAGAATCTCCAATCACCCGGCCCTGCGCTCGTCGGCCCTGGGGGTCTTCCACGTTGCCGACCTGGCCCTCTTGCCCCTTGACCCAGCCCTTCCAATACCAAACAGCACCCTCGGGCTTTAGCGGGGCGATTCGTTGGGCGGCGGCGGTGTTGTACTGGCTAGGGGAGGGCATAGCTAGGCGGCAGGGTCATCGGCGGCATAGAGCGGATAGTTGAGCTGCCCGGTAGCGCTGGCAGCAACGATGGTCTGGGTTGAATCAAACCTAAAAAACTGGGCCACGGTGCCTGTGGTGTTCCCCGGCGTGGCACTGCCCCCCCTGATGATGGCACAGCCGCTATAGGTGATGTTGGCCCCATTGGTATTATCGAGCAGAATAGGCACCGTCAGAACGGCATAGTGCGATCGAGTAGCCAGGGCCGCGTCTGGCTCTACCAGGATAGAGGGGCTGGCGGGGCTAACGGTGGGCCGATTGCTGGTACTGCCTGCGGTGGTAGGGTAGGCCGCGATTTCGTAGCGCTCCAGGTTTGCCACGCTTAAGAATAGGTTGTACTGGCTCCCGGTGATGATTGCGCCGGGGGTGACCTCGACGGCGGTGTGGGTGCCACTACCCTGGGTGGTAAGGTCGATCGCACTACCGATCGCCCCCGCTGTGGTCAAGGTCGCCACGGTGATCTGAGTAGTGCTCGCAACGGAGGCCACATAGTAGGCGGTCTCTGCTACCAAGGGGGCCGGGAGCACCCCGGTGGTTTCAAACCGGAGACAGGTGCCCACGGCATAGTCACTGCTGGGCACCGTGACTACATTGGTGCTGGTGTTGACATCCGTTGTGGCAAAGGTGCGGCTGGCCCCGGTTGCAGCCATATTCATCAACATTAGGTGAAAGCTATCGCCATTGCTTTTGTAGAGCAGGTTGAGGTGACGGGTTAGCTCGGATAGGGGTGTGATTGAGGCCATGGGTTTGCATCCTTTGGTCTATTGTGGCAGATTCATGAGATGACAGGCTCCGGCATCTTAGGATGGGTAATCGCCCAGTCTCCGGCTTCCAGTGATGGGTTCCACTGGGGCCGCAGTTCAACTTCAGGGAACCCATCTGCGTTTAACCAAGGCAAAGGGCAGTATCCAAGTTTACTCAGGTGATAGCCAATAACTGAGTCTTCACTTACCTGATCCCCCTTGTAGAAAAAGTTTTGCCTTTCGCTGGATGGCAGTCTCTCTAGGTAGGCTGCAAGGCGGATTAGCAGTAATCGAGAAAAAGCCACCCCAGCCCCAGTTGTAGATAGGATACGTGCTTCAGGCTGATAGAACACTTGCCCGATCCAGTCAGTACAGGGGTCAGGCATGAAGGCTTGGCGGCGAATCTCCGAATCTGGATCGACTTGGATCAAAGTCGGCGCGGTTGTTGCAGATAGCGACTGGGAGAAACCACGAATCAAATGGTCTTCGCATCGTCCCGGCAATTTTAAGCGTTCAGGATTGCAGATTGCAGTAATCCCTATCATGGCGTTTAGCTGCGAAACTAGCTCAGTATCAACCGGGCCATCCGATGTTGCCACAATTCTGGATTCACTGTACCATCTGCGAATCATCCCGACTAGATTCAGGACAAGGTGTTGATCCCCTTCCCAGAAAAAAAAGAAAAAATCTACTCCTTTACTCATTCCGCCCCCTGGCAGAATCCTCAAGGATTTTGACTAACTTTTCTGCTACAGCTACATGTCCGTATGGCTCAGCCATCGATAGGGCTTTGTCATAGTGCAATGGTCGACGGTTAAGCACTGCGCTGGCAAATCGATCTGGGCTACCGTCGATTAGGTAGGGGGTGCCTGCCAATGTTTCATCTGGGCCTCCACTGCCCCTAACTGCGATTGGGGTGCAGCCGTGGGCCAGTGATTCAACCACAGGCATCCCAAAGGGTTCATGAGGGCACGGAGCAATAAGCCATTTTGCTTTCAAATAGTAGGGTTTTGGGTCTTTTTGTCTAGCATACAAAACCTGGTCATGAATCCACCTTGCGTTAATGTCTCCCCAAACATCACGAGATGATGGGCCGACAATTGTTAATCGAAACTCTGGAGTTCTAGGCAAATCTGCCATCATGTTAAGCAAAAGGGAAAGCCCTTTACTGCGCTCTACCCTGCCCACAAATAGCAACCCTTGCCTTGATTTTGGATCTACAGCATTAACTTCGCTTGCTTCAGGCAAGATGATTGCCTCAGGCAAGACCGCCGCCCCAGTAAAGCTATTTTGTGTATTTGCCCGCATGTGCTCAGCGGTAACTATCCATTGATGCACTCCACTTTCTAAAACGAATGGTTCTGGCCGGGTAACGGGGTTTTGCCTAATCCATGCAACCCGTTTAGCTACTGGAACACACTTGAGTAAGTCAAGATTTTCCAGACACGTTACTGCGTACCACTTAGACGGAGAAAAAAGCTTAAATCGAATCCAATTTGTGCAATCAAGCGCAATTGCAGGTTTGCCGATTGCATTGAGTCCAGCAATCAAGTTTGCCGTGCTTACGGCCTTGCCCGACCAGGGTTCTTCCCTAGTCAAGAACGTTATAAAACGGCCCATCGATTGCCCCCAGTCGTGCCAGCGACATAGGCCGTGACAGTTACAGCCCCGTAGCCGCCCGAAACCAGTGCGTAATAGAGCTGGCCTTGATAGTCAGCCGTCACTGAGTTATCAGGCGATCCGCTGCTGGAGCTAATCAAAGGGGTGCCGCTGACAACTACCCATCCTGATGATGCTGTAGTTGATGCTCTCCACATTGTTCTTGAGCTTAAGGAAGTTCGGCTTTGAATAACAATTTCGCCCAAGAAGGCTGGCGTCCTGGAATTTAATGGGCTAGTGCTTATTTCGGTAAAAGCTGTACTGCTACTGCTAGCAAGACTCAACGTCCAGCTAGCGATCGTGCCACTGCCTCCGGCCAGGTCTGAGGTAAACACCAGCGTCGTGGACGAATAGCTAGTGATCACCCCTTCCATATAGTTAGCAGGAGTTGCACTGCTAGCGAGTCGAATCCTTGATCCCACCACATAGGCCAGCCCCGCCTGTGTGGTGACGCTGATTGAGCCACTAGAAGCAATCGTGCGAGACGTGGTTGAAGTCCCCCCGTAGCCTGCCCCTGCCGCCCCCCGATCGCCTGCCAGGCTGAGGTTCCAACTAGCAAACGTGCCACTGCCTCCGGCTACATCCGAGGTAAACACCAGGGTCGTGGACGAATAACTGGTAACAACCCCTTCCATGTAGTTAGCAGGGCTGGCGCTACTGGCAAGCCTTACCCGGCTACCCACGACGTATGCTAAACCAGACTGAGTGCTGACGGTGATTGATCCACTAGAGGCGATCGCCCGAGATGTCGTCGAAGTGCCCTTGTATCCAGGCACTAAGTTTTGAGCCGTCACAAAATGATCAAGGCTAGATCCAGCCCTTGCTACCAGAAAACGATCTGTTGAATTTAGCGTTGTTATTTCGTCGGTAAAACTACTCAGTTTTTTGTTAGGCATCGCTTTCCAGTATCAATAAATCGCCGGACTCTATTAAGAAACTGCCTTCAGATTCTAAGTCTAAAACATCTACAAGTTGCTGTTCAAAAGATGGTATCCCGCCCATCAACATCCCCCCCAGCACCCTAGGCACAAATTGATAATGGGGCGGGGCCAGGGGCACCGCTGCTACCGTCACCAAAAACGAATCAGTGGAGGTTGCCGGGGTCGGGGTAGCGCTATCCTGAACGCCCCAGACCAGGGCCGTAGCCGTCTGTAGCGTCGTCGGGGTGCCTGTGATTAACCCCGTGCTGGCGTTCAGGCTAAGCCCAGCCGGGAGCCCTGAGGCAATGCTGTAGACGTAGGGCGGTGTCCCCCCGCTGGCGATTAGCTGGATTGAGGCAGGTAGGCCGGTGATGAGGGATGATGTCATACCAAATCCCCCATCGGCCCAGCTTGCAGACCGCCAGTTGTATTAATGGGCCGTTTGGGCACCGTCACCGCAGACCCTAGCCTGCCAGCCTCCCGCCCGGTGTAGCCAAAGACTATGCGCCGGGGGGCAAACTCTAGGTACTCAGCATCGCGGATCAATGCCCGATCTCCAACGTGCTCCATCCTGGCTGGGGTCAAGGATTCGCCCGATACTACAGCCCTCTCCACATCAAACGAGAGCTGCCCGGTCTGCTTCAGGGCCAATATCATCCTGGCGATCGCTGTCGCGTGTTGCCCGTCGGTGCCCCAGGCCCGTTGTATCGTCACACTGCGGCGTTTGCCGAGGTTGCTGGCTACAGCCTCATCTCGGCTCCGTACATCAAGGGCGACGGGTTCTGTCGCAGGGCGAATGCTGGGGGGCTTTGGTGCCGCGTCAATGGTTCTGGCGACGGGTTTTTGGTTAGGGTCACGGACTAGGCCAGTATCGTCACTCCTGCCAGTGATCGACATCTTTGCGATCGAGTAGCCTACAATCTGCTCATACCGCCCATCGGGCTTATAGGTGTTGCGCTCTAGCTCACGGCTGAGCAACCGCACCGCTGTCACACTGGTTTCGGCTTGGCCTGGTTCATCAGTCAGAGATAAGCTGACCAACGTCCCGTAAGTATCCAGCACCCGTTCAATGGGTACGCCCCTGGTGTCGTAGGTAAATTGCTCCCGAGTGCCCTGCCCGCCGACCAGTGTAGTATCTCCGTAGTACGTTGAGGTTTTGGAGAGCCGGGTTTTTGGAACCCCGTTATCTATTTCAATCCCACGGGATATCGCCATCACATCGTTATTCGTCAATGGCAGTCCTAGGCCATTGAAGGTTCGGGAAATCTCACCCTGACAGACCGTCACCCAAGCCGTGTTGCCCGCCTGAGTTGCCGGGAATAGCCAGAATTGTTGAGCTCTAATTTCGTAGTCTTGGCTCCATGATGTGCTCCCATCCCTGGGCTCATCTTCAATCCGCTCACAGACTACAATGTCTGCCCCCGTCCCCGGCGATGGCGCGGCGGCTAGGGCGATGGTGATAGGGTAGGTCTGCATATCCTCCTCGTCCCCGCCGTCCTCTGTAGGCCGAGCAATGGTCGTTGAGAATACGGTAGCCGTCACCGCCTCTACTGCCTCGTCCAGGGGCTGCACAGAGGGCTCAATCTGGGCTAATTGCTCCAAGGCCCACCGGCCTGCAAGGGTCGCTTCGTCAGGGAGTGTCGGGTACTTCTGCACCTTGATGATTTCGTTGGCCGGGTCGCAGTAGAGCAGGTAACCTCGGGCAGATGCAATGCTGGCGGCGTTGATGTAGGGGTTGCTGCCACGCTTTTGAGCCGCGATGAACCCATCAGGGCGAAGGCTGCCGCCGTAGAATGTCGCGGCCAAGTCGGTGTTCACCCCCGAGAAGTCAATGTCTGCATCAACCAGGTAGGCTACGTTGCTGGCATCTTTGGGGGCTGTGAGTTCTGACTTTATCTGGTCAGTCCAGACTGAAAAACTGACGCTAGTTAAAGTGGAGGTTCGAGTATTGGTTCGGCTCCGGGTAGTGCTGATCCGTCGCGTCGGCTGGGCTGGGAAGTCCCGGTTCACCATGCCTAACTTGCAGGTCACCTCAATCTCAGTCTGCGATGCGGCCAAGGCCGAATCCCATTGACTAACTACGGCCTTGGCTACCCGCCAGTACCAGGTATTTCCATTGGCCTGTACCTCGATCTGGTTGCCGGGGTTAAAGTCTGCGTTTGTGGTCGGGTCGAGGTCAACCAGGGTGAGGCCATCGATAGCCAGCGTAATGCCACCCTGCCAGAGTTTACCAAGGGGGTTCTCGCTGTCGATGAGGGTTGATTCGATGCGGCCATGGGTTAGGTAGGCAGTGTAGTCTGTGCCGTCAATCAAGACGGTAACGTCAGCCGTGAGATCGACAAAGCCTTTCCATACCATGGGCCTATTCTACCCTGGGTATCCGGCTATGCAGCGGGCATAGCTCACGGTACTTTTATGGGCTGTAGTGCTAACTTCTTAGCGCCTGTACAGGGTGTGCAGGCCATGCAGGCTCTCGTTGAAATTATTTGGGTGTGTGTGCGGCGAAATTTTTTCGGAAACACACATCACTTTCACGCTAGGAAACAGGGGTGTTTGCCCTGCACGGCCTGCACAGTGCTAATAAGTTAGCGCCCCTGGCAGACTCGCCATCTACCAGGGGCGCTAACTTATCGCGGTAATCCCCGGCCTAACCGCCGGGGCAGCTGTCAAGGATTCCTTGACAGCTGCCCCAGCGGTTAGGCCAGCCTCTTACGGTCATGCCGTGGCTTCACTGATTAACTCTAATTGCTCTATGGGCCAGTGAGCTGTATGCGTGGCAGGCGGCGGCGGTTGCAGCCTAGCCGATTGGCATTCGTAAGGGGTGCCCTCATCGTGAGTGATGATCTCAATCACGGTGTAGGTGTCATAGGTGCAATCTTCGGCGGCTACCAATTCCCCGCCGTACTTCATCGTGGCTGCGTGTTTCATAATTAGGTGTGCCTACTTGGTTAGGGTACTGCCCATGGGCGCGTCAACGCCGCGACGGGCTACCACCATAATACTCCCATGAGTCGCCGTTGTCAGGTCATTGCAGATAGAATATCGCCATCACATATCACTGACCCCACCGCCACTTCATACCGCAGGGCCTATCGTTGATGCTACAGAACTCTATCGGCTGTAGCTTTGCCCCCTGCCACGCCTGCCAGCCCATCACCGACGCGATCGCCACCAATGCCGCTACTCCAACCCCAGCCGCTACTTTGTAAAACATAATGGATATCTCTAAAATTACTGCCCAGGCTACCCGCTACCGGGCCAGCATCGGGGCTAACTACCGGGCGGTGCGGTACAACGGCACCCAACTCAACGTTAACCCAACGATTGATCATATGGGGCTAGACCTGGCCTTCCTCGCCACCGATGCAGTCCGCAACTCGATTGAGCGCTGGAAGTGCTACTTATCCAAAGAAATCTTGGCCGAGTCCAAGATCCCCGCTACTGCCTTGGCTGATTACGACTTTGGAGCCTGGGAGATTTTTGAGGATGGAGCCTGGCTCAAAGTCTTTATCCAGGATGTACCCAAACAACAGACCGGGCGCTGGGAAGTCACCTTTGCCCGTGGACTGGTCGAGGTGACAATGACCGTGACCTACCGGGTGGGCTCTGGCAGCTTCACCACAGACGCTGCCACGGGCAACCCCATTGAGGCCAGCACCGCCGCTACCTATTACGCCGTGGTATCCCAGGGCAGGGGCAGGGCCGCCGCCGTGGAGGTCGCAGGGTTACCAGCGGGGCGGCTATTCCTCGAAGGCCACTTCAGCACCGCTACCGGGGAACCAGCACTCATGCCCGCTAACCTACAAATTCAAAAGCCATGGCCTGCTGTGCTAGCGGTCGGCAATGGCCTAGAGGTCGAGGGTACATTCTCCGTAGCCCTGTCCGGGGCCAGCCCCTGGAATGCTGCTGAAGTAGGGCGCGGTGGTAAGCTGCAAGGAAACTTTATTAGCGCTGGGAGTGGCCGGTAATGTCTGATGAGTTAGTCGAAAGGTTAATCATGCCAAAGCAAAAACCAATCCCTGAAGCGATAGCCGAAACCCATTATGCAAACGAAGCGATCGCCGCTAAATTCAGCGAAGTAGAAATGCTAGAGCCTGAGTTTACCCCGGTTGAAATCTCGGTAAATTCTCAGGGGTGGAAGTATTTTGTCGGGCTTACCCCTGGCCAATGTGTCTCCGTCGAGGAGGCTACCTACCAGGGGATCCCGATCGTCATTGATAGGGCTCAGATTGAGCCTGTGGTGCTTGTGCCTTAGCGCTGGGAGAGGCGTTAGGGCAGTAAAAACCCCTCGGGGGAGGGGCGAGGGGTTGAGACTGGGTTAGTCACCTCCCCATGGTTTGGTTTAGCACAAAGCCTTGAGCATTTCTTCTTTGAGCAGGTGCTTACCCTTGCCGTGGGCATTTCGCCAGGCGATACCCCTTATGGAGCATTCGCGGCGCAACTCTGCATTGCTCATCTTGGCCCAGTCAGGTGTGGGCACCTTCCCCCTCTGCTCCAACTGGCGGGGGTTTAGGCAAGTGCACAGGATATCGCCATGGCGCTTACTTGATTGCTTTCAATAGCCGCCTTAACCCATGCGTAGGCATTCCGCAAATCTACTTCTTCGTTAACCAAATATCGTTGCGTGTCGGGGAATACGCCAGCATCAATGACGGTTTTTAGCTGCTTAGCGTTGTAGATGCCGTGATACTTTAGTGCCTGCTTAGCTTCTGATCTAGTCATCGGTGGTGCCTCTTTGCGGTGGTATGTAACCACTATAACCCCGCTTGACTGTTGCGTCAATAGGCAAAGTGAAAAGTGAAATTAGTTTTCACCTTTCCCTTCCCTCTTGCGATCCCTGGCCTCATTGCCGGTTTTGCCCGTGCGCTTGCGACTGGCCCTAGATCGATCGGTGCTACTGGTGCCCCCATCGGTGCCGTGCCTGTAGCCGCCATGGGTAGCCCCTGACTTGGCTACCTGCTTGCGGCATTGGGGACACCGCCAGCGATCGCCGTTAGAGTGCATCGGTGCATGTCCACAATGGGGACAGGTTGGTGCGGTGGGGTTGGGTTTGTGTGTCATGGTTGAGTTTCCTATGAAAACACCTCCGGCGGAAGGCTACGCAGAGCAGCAACCCCAGGGAATCGGACTAGGCGTTCACCACATTGACCGCCCCTGCCGTTTGTAGCCGATAGTGGGAATCCCCTCTAGGGGGCACCGTCGCTAGGGCCATTGTTCACTCCCCGACAGGATCTTTAAGCGGTGTAGCTGGTTTCAGCGTTGGCCGATGTAGGATCCATGCTCTGCGTATCACCCCCCGCCGGAAGCTTTGACTACGGGTGTGCATCCCGGTGGGCTTTTAGCCGATACCTAATATTAACCCCTTTTGAGTGTTGCGTCAATAGGCAAAGTGAAATTAGTTTTCACAGTGTGACTTGATCCCCCATCACCAGTAGATAAAGCTGCTGAAAACTGAGCCCCAATGCAGCCCGCCGCGATTCAAACCGTCGGCGGGTTTCTGCTATGGTCAGCCCGGTCTTTTCAGCTAATGGCGCAAAGGTACTCCCGTCAAATTCTTCGGCCCACAGGCAGAACAGTTGAGCCGGTGGAATTTGCCAGTCATGGGCCAGGGCGATTAGATCGTCGACGGCCCACGCGACTAGCCCCGATTCTCGCTTTGAATATTGGTGTAGGGTCAGGGCTGTTTGTGCTCGGTACGCGGCATCGACCGTTGGGTAGCCCAGAGATCGCCGGACTTCCCTAAACGCTGCCACCATCCGCCGCCGATTATTTGCCAAATCTGCCTGCCAAAAGAGCGTAATCCCCGCCCCTATAGTAACCCAGCCCATAGTCTAGGGGCATGGCTACACTTCGATGGAATCCCCCTAAGCTCACCTCACACACGGCCCGCTATGAGTGGGGCGTTCCCTATGCCGCCGCCCAGCATGAGGGGGCAACCCTGCGCAATGGTGGCACCATCCCGCCCCGCCCCTGGACTGAGTACCCGCTCGAGAATGGTCTGCGCCTGGATCAGGATTTAGCAGGCAACTACCGGCGATCGCAAAATCTAGACGCGGCATTCAAAGCCACTGCCACCGCCTACAACCGGGCCATGCAGGAAGCGATCGCGTCTCCGGTGTGGAACTGGCCCCGCCGCACCGTAAGGAGTGACGGCAGCATAGCTGGAAGCCCAAGGTCGATCGTGGACACTGGCGACTTGCTCAATTCCCAGAAACTGAGTTTTGAGCGATGACCAAGTTTGCCACCGTCTCAGACCTACGCGGTTCCCTGGCTACCTTGCTCAATGCTGAGCTAGGCACCTTTGAGAACGGGATCAAGCGCATCTGGGTACGGCCCCCAGACCCACCTGCGGGGGCCGCCGAGGGGCTAGAGTGCATCATCCAGCGCATCCCCGCTGGTGCTGTCCGGGGTAGCAGCGGGGGGCAACGAAAAGACCTCCGGCGCTGGGTGGTGACCCTCACCAACTATGCCGAGGATGGGGCCATGGCCACCGCCACTGACAAGATCAAAGCCACCTATACCCTAGCCACGGCCCCCCGCTATGTGCCCCCCACTGACAAAAACTACGAAAGCATAAGCTTCCAAATTTTCGATCCCACCCTCATTAATCCTTAGGAGTCACCATGGGTTTCCCCTCTGCGCTATCTGCCTCAACTAATCCCCGTGTCTACGTTGCCCGCATCCCAACCGGTAACAGCCTGCCGACCTTGTACGGTTTTGCCAGCAACGATGCTGAAGCGGCGGGTAGCACCACTATCACCCTCGACCTAATCACCGTTGACGGGGGCGCGGCGTCAGGGTCTATTGAACTAGAGCACGATCAACCCATCCTATTCCCCGCCGACGCCGTAGCGAACCCCGTACTCGTCAAGGGCGTTGGCACCTTGGGCAGCCACACGATCATTGTAGATAGCGGTACTGCACTGCCTACCAATAGCGTAGCTGTCGGAGACTACATCACCTTTGCTGGTGATGCCCAGCTATACCGCATCACAGCCAGGACTGCCGCCTCTACTGATTACACCATCCGGGTATTCCCTGCCCTCAAGTCTGCCCCCGCCGACAATGCCGTGGTGACGGTCTACAACCTGCTACGCCTCAACCTGGCCTCCGGCGTCCAGTTTGTGACCATCACCACCTCTGGTGTATCAGTGCCTGTGACCGGCTGTACCTACAGCATGGCTGCTACTGCCGCCTCTCTAGCCACCCCTGCCTACAAGCAATTGCTGGGCATCGAGTCGTCTAGCCCAACCACCTCAGTTGAAACCGCTGACGTAACCACCAACACCCTGGTCACCACCCTTAGAGGTACCGTCGGCTTTGAGCTGGCCGTGGAGGGCATCGGTATCCCTGGCGATGCAGCCTTCCGTGAGATTATCCAGCCATTCCTGCTGGACAAAGATCGGGCCGCTGAATCCCTCTACACCCGCTATGAATCTTCAAGCGGCGCAAAGGTCTACCAAGGCCCAGGCTCATTGACCGAGGCCGACGCCGGGGAAACCGTCAACGAAGCTGATACCTACTCGGTCACCATGTCAATCTCAATAGGTTCTGACTTTGGTTACTGGATCCGTTAAGTACCTCAGTTCTAGCCGCCTACACTGCATCGACTGTCAGGTCGTTGGTGGGCGGCTAGAGGCTGGCTGGGTCTACAGCGATGGCTATTTGATGCCCGTCGAGACCCTCACCGATGGCCATGGCTTTGAGGTAAAGGTCGCCATCCCTGAAGACATCCAAGCCCTACAGCAACCCTCTACTTTCTCATTCGCTAACGAACCCGTGGAGTTCTATCTTGCCCATGAAAGTACTTGATTTAGTGGCTGCCCTGCCAAAGTTAGGGGGCTTTAATCGCCTAGAGAAGGAGGAATACTACCGCCTATTCCTGCAAAGCTCAGAGGATACCGTAGCCCTGCTGACCATCGCCGCCGAGATTGCCGCCGACAAGGGCTGGAGCCAGGAAGAAGCGATCACCCGGCTCCAAAACATGGAGACGGGTAGCCCTGAAGATTTATTGGCGCTATCCGACCATCTCCCCCGCATCCTAGAGTTTGACCAGGCTAAGAAGCGGGCCAAAATCATGGAAGGGTTTGCCCTCGCCCAACTCATACTCATTTCGCGTTTGCCCGTGGCGTGGATTCGGGGCCAGTCTGAGGCCCTCACCGCCTACGGCATAGAGATTGACTGCGATGCCCTAGGCGAGATTCCCCGCCGTGATTGGTTATCCAGTGAAGTGCGCCGGGGGGCGATCGCCCAAATAGTCGACCTATTGCCCGAACAGTTTATCCGGCCCCTCGAAGACTTTGCCATTGCAGAATTAAACGAAGGCCGCACCGACTATGTTTCATCTGAGGATAGGGACGAAACCCCTTTAGTCGTGCCCAGCGAATCCTTAGCGAATGCCGCACCGCCTGCGACAGAGAGCGTGAGTTCTGGGATAAATGCTACTTCCGAATCCAGAGCGCTGGTGTTCAAGACCCCTGTTACCACTGGCAAGAAATCGGCCTAACCCCTATCTGGCGAGTCCGGCAAATGGTATCGACGCTGATTGAGCAAGACGAACTAAAGGCCAGGGCTGGCAGCTATGCGATCGCCCGATTTGCCCTGACTCAAATCAGCCGCAAGGGCACCAAGATATCCATTGAAGACTTCATGCCCTACAGCGATCCCAACGCCGCGCAGAAGCAGGGTGAAGGTATCCCGGCAAAGACCGTGGCAATCATGCGGCAATTGGTCAAGGGGCGAGCGTTACCAGCACGGGTGGAGGCGGCAGCAATACGGGCATTAGGAGGAATGGGCGATGGCTGACTTAGGAGAATTAGTCCTCAGGCTTAGGGTTGATGACAGTCAGTACGCCCGAGACCTACTCAGGGCCAAGGCCCAGGCTGCTGCGCTCAAAGATATCCGGGTTGGCCTCCGGGTTGACAATAGCCAGTACACCCGAGACCTACTCAAAGCCAGGGCAGAAGCTCAGTCGCTCAAAGATATCCGGGTTGGTCTACAGCTTGACAGCAGCCAATACACCCGCGACTTACTCAGCGCCAGGGCACAGGCTGAAGCGCTCAAAGATATCCGGGTTAATCTCCGGGCTGATGGACTGGGGGGCGTTGATGCTGGCCTACAGAGAGTCGGAACCAGTACCCGTGATGTGAGGACATCGTTCTCTGTCTTGCAGGGGGCGATCCAGGGCGCAGCCCAGGCCATCACCCAAAGCCTGATTCAGATCGGCGGGTCATTGCTAAAGCTCCCTCTCAACATTGTGGGTGGGTCGCTTAACAGCTTTGCAGAATTAGAGACAGAGTTGGTAAACTTAGGCGCAAAGACTACCCTGGGCAGAGAGGGCATACAACCCATCGCTGATGAAATCCAGAGGCTTGGCCAAGAATCAACAAAAACATCAGTAGAAGTCGCCCAGGCCGCAAATACTTTATCTCAGCTAGGCGTAGCGCCTGATGAGATTCAAAAGCAACTTGCAGGGGTGGTGAAACTATCTGAAGCTACAGGGGCAGGCTTGGTGGAGGCCGCTAAGCTTAGTACAGGTGCCGCTAAGACTTTTGGATTTTCAGCTGACGAAATCGCCGATCGATTGGCATCTTTAGCTATTGACACCGCTGCGGATGTTGGAGACGTTCAACAGCTTTTACAACAAACTAGCGGTATTTTTAATCAGTTAGGAGATTCAGCAGATCCCGACGAACTATTAGCTTTTTTTGCTACACTCATCGATGCAAACATAAACCCAGAAGTGGCGGCTACAGGTTTAAGGTCAGTAATTGAAACATTAGTAGACCCCAAAAAAGCTGACGAATTAAAAGAGCTAGGAGTTGACGCATTCGACGCAACAGGAAATTTCCTAGGGTTTGACACTGTACTCAGGCAATTGGCAGCAACGCAAAAAACCTTGAACCCTCAAGATTTCACAGGTAAACTTCTTAGCGCTTTTGGGGCTGGAGGTATTTCAGCAATTACAGGAGGACTAGGCGGTTTAGATAAAAACTTTAATAAAACACTTGATGGACTAGAAAACTCTACTGGCAAAACTGATGTAATTAAAGAAGAGCTACAAAAAGGACTTCCAGCCGCTATAGAACAATTTGGCGGATCCCTGAACACGCTTGATGTTGCATTTGGCGCATCAATCGCCCCCATTCAAGAAGGGATATTACGACTAGGGACAACGTTGCTTAATACCTTAAGCAAGTCCGACATTTTTGATCAGCTTACTACCGCGTCAAATGGTTTCTTTAAGGCACTGCAAAGCAATGAAGGGTTTGTTGCAGAGCTAGGCAAAACCCTCGTTTCCACATTTGGATCAGTCCTTAACGCCATTGCATCCGTCGTCACTCGAATCACAAACGAATTTATAGCTAACCCTGAAGAGATCCTGGCCCGTGTTCAAGGTTTTGTGACTCAAGCTGGAGTCGTGATCACCAACGCCATTCTTGGGGCCGGTGCTGCCTTTCAGTTTATCGTCCAAAACTTTGATGAAATCGTCGCCGGGGTGCAGGCCCTGGGGGTTGTCATTGCCGCCGCGCTGGCAGGCAATGTCATTGCCGGGGTAGTCTCGTTTGGGGCGACCCTAGTCAGCATTGCCTCCACCGTCCTCCCGGTTGTCATCGGCGCATTTACCGCGCTATCAGGCACCGTCTCCGGGCTACTGCTGGCATTCCAGGCGGGGGGCATCGCCGGGGTAGTGTCTAGCCTTGGCGCTACCTTCTCCCTGTTCGCGGCATCGTTGGCCCCGCTACTGCCCATCATTGCCGCCGTGGCTGGGGCGATCGCATTAATCGTCGTCGCGTTCAAGGCATTGCGGTCGGAGCGGGGCCAGGAAGTTCTAAGTGCGATCGGGGCCACGGCCAAAGAATTGTTTGACTCATTCCGCAATAGTGAACCCGTGAAGGCGTTCTTAAATCTGCTGGATTCAATCAGGGATCTGGGAGTTGCGCTCATCCCAGTTATCCAAAATGTAGTCGGGGAAATGATTCGATTTGGCGGCGTTGGGATTGAAAATATAAAGTCAGCTTTTGCCTCAACGGGAATTAGCGTCAATGATATTTATAAAACATTTTTACTCTTAAATCCTGTTTTTGCCGGTGCAATTGCCCTTTCCAAAACATTGCTTTCAATCGTTACTGACATTCTCAATCAGACCGCCACTGTCATTGACAACCTCACCGCTGCTATCAGTGGGCCGAAGACACTTGAAGTATCAGGAGTCGATGGGCTAGGCGACTCGCTGAGGGAGGGGGCCAATGCTCTAGGGACAGCAGGGAAAAACATAGCGGATGTCGCCAAGCCCCCCGCAGCAACCCCCGCAGCAACCCCCGCAGAACCTCCCGCTGGCCCCACCCGTGACCTTGCTGCTGAGCAAAAAGCTGCCGCCGATGCCCTTGCCGCTGCTGAGCAAAAAGCTGCCGCCGATGCCCTTGCCGCTGCTGAGAAAAAGGCCGAGGACGACAAGAACGCCCGACAGACCGCCTTTGACAATGCCCGCATTGCCCGTGACATCGCCGCCGAAGATGCCAAACTAGCCCGTCAACAAGCCTTCGAGGATACCAAACGCGCCAATGCCCTTGCCTTAGAATCTGAGATTGAAAGCCGCAAGATAGCGACCGAGCAGGCGATCGAGGCCATCAAAGAAGAGGGCCGCCGCCGGGAGGAAGAATTTAACGCCCGCCAAAATGCTGACAAGCTAGCCTTCGAGGATGACCTGGCTAAGCGTAAAAACGCCGCTGAGCGCCAGTTTGCCCTAGACGAAGCTGAAACACTGGACGAGCGGAACAAGCTGGTTGAGGGCTTCGCCGCCGAAGATCGCAAGGCCGCTGTTCTGGCCCCCTTCGAGCAAGAACAGCGAGACTTTGAGGCACAGCAGTTAGAAGATAAGCGCATCTTTGAAGAACAGCAACGCGCCCTTGATGCCGAAGCTGAAGAACTTAAGCGCCAGTCTGAGCTAGAAATCAACGCCCTCAACCTTGAAGCCAAAAATCAAGAGATTGCCCTAGAGCGTGACTTCCAAAACAATGAACGCACCCTTGATCGCCAAGCCAAAGAACAGGAGCGGGCTAGGGAGGCATCTTTTAACGCCACCGAGCGCAGGCTAGATGAAGAATCTGCCCGAAGGATTGAGGCGCTCAAGTCCGGCAACGACGCCGCCGCCGTCACTGCCTTCCGTCGGGGTGGCACCTTCGCCGCTGGCCAAAACATTCTCGCTGGGGAGGCTGGCCCAGAACTGCTCAAAGTCGGCGGTAAGCAAGCCCTGGTCACCGAACCCAGCCTCATGCGCTTTGACTCCCCTGGCCGCGTCACTTCCGCACCCTCCACCCGGCGCAAGCTATCCCAGGGGCAACTAGCCAGGGCAGGGGCTGGGGGTGAGCTCAAGGCCATGCGCAAGGCTCTGGAGCGATCGCTAGCTAGGCCCCCCGCCGACATCAACACCACAGTCCAGGTGCAAGGGCTCAGTGCCGATCAGGTACGGCGACAATTGGCTATGCACCAGTCCGACTTATACCGCAGCCTAGGGGGCCTCTGATGTCCAATAAATTTACGCTGATTCTTGCAGGGCAGACCAGCATCGTCCTTACCCATTCCGCCGGTCAGTTATTTGCCCCCGCGCAGCTAGGATTCACCAGCGTAGGCGACACCAATCTTCGAGGCATCTCCCTAGTCGGCGCTACCCCGGTGCAACCGCTCGACCTGGTCTTCGACGCGGCTTTGACCAATGCACAATTCTGTACCTTCCAGCAGTTTGCCTACCAGCAAGAGGTGGGGGGCCAGAAGGGCGATATCGTGCTTAGGAATGAATGGTACAGAATCAACGCTAACTGGGCTGCCGTCAATAATCGATCAACCGTGGGCAGCGCTGTCACTACCGCAGGCATCTCCCAGAGCTACGTTCAGTATCCTGTGCTTCTACTGTTGCCAGAGGATTGGTTTGAGCCCCTGGGCCAGAACAGCGGGGGGCAGTGGTGGTCGGTGAAGTTTACGGCGAAAGAGTTGACGGCTTAGCGCCGCGACACCAATAGCCGCGCTCTCATATCCACGTCAACCCACCAGGTTCTACACTGTCGGCAGAAGTCAGCGTCTAGGCCTGGGATCTGCATTGGGTGGTTGCATCGGCCTGTATTGGGGCGTTCAACAGATGGCGTCAGTTCAAACATAGCCGGGACGCATAAATGTAGGCGTTGACCAAGGTGCCAACGTGTTGCTTTTGATCCGGGGTAAGCCCGGAGTCAACCAGGGCGGCAAGGGCTTCACTGGCTAGGGCGGTGCAGTCTGCGATCGTGGCCGGGGGTTGGGTGGTCATGGGGCATCTAGAACACGGTTCAATAGCGGAAAGTCATATTCTTCTAAACTTTGCTGATATGCAGTAAAGTACGTTTGAACCTTAATCCTTTCTTTCTCATCATGATTAAGCTTTTGGTTAAGGTTTGATTCAATTAGCCATGTACTTAATTTTCCAGCCCGGTTGACCTGGAAATTATGATCAACTTGCCCTAACGGCTTGCCATCTTTGCCATCTAATAAAGCTGGATCGCCTGTCCTCGGGTCTTCCCCTACTATCTTTGCGTTTGTTACAGGACAGTGACCGTGGTAGCGAAAATGAACAAAGCGAACATGAAGATCTCTGACCTTTTCACTCACCCTGTCACGTTTGTTCCGAAGTTCTTCTCCTAGCTGTTGACGGATCTCCTCAACAGAGCCGCCAATGCTAGCCATCCCATTTTCTAGATTGTTTATCTTTGCCAGCCATTCAACAGATTCTTGATATCCTGTAGGCTCCCAATGCTCTAGATTATTGATTGTTGACTGAAGTTTGAGTATGGTAGCTTCAATGCGATCGAATCCCTTTTTATTCTCATCCTGGCCTCGAACAATCAGGGCTGTAACCTTCTCAAACTCTGCCTTTAACTCTGGAATGAATTGAGATGGCAGCGCTGCATTTATCCCGTTGTTACCAACAGCAGGATCTTCTAGGCGAGATGCTTCCGAGTTTAGCTGCCGTTCTAGCCCCCGGTCTTTGATGCCCTTGACTTGCGAAGCCAGCTTATTATTGTATCGAGCATCGCCCAGGTAATCCAAAGCCAGCCAAGCTGGAACCAGGTGCTTCTCTGATGGTTTCAGGATAAACCCATGATTGGCCAAGGCGTGGCGCAGTGTGCCTTCGTCTCGGTTTCGCCCACCTGCTTTGATCCCGATCGCAAGCCGGTGATCGGTAGCACCTTCTACCCGGTAAAACTCCACGCCGCTGTACTCAGCCAATGCCGATAGCTCCAGGGGAAGTCCGGTAGTCGATTTCAAATCGACTACCGGAATCAAAATCTGCTTGTCGGCTAATGCAAAGCTATCCACAAAGTCTTTTGGCCTTGACTCGCCTGTCTTAAACAGGCTCAGCGTGGAAGCACGATAAAGCGGGATACCCATAAACTCTACATCGGGTGCTGGCAGCTTACCATCAGCTACAGCCGCCGCAAACTCTGCAAGGGTAGGGGCGATGTTGGGGTCTATGCCGTGGCTCGCCTCTCTGTGCTCTGGCTGAAGTGCAGAGCGTGGCGTGTTGACGATAGCCCTGGAGTCTTGGTCTATGCCGTGGCTCGGTTCGCTGCTCGCTGGCTGAATAGCTTCGGTAACCTGGGCTTTGATTGGACTTGATCTACGGGCTTTGGTCTGTGGAGGGGCATTGACAATAGGCGACACAGCGATCGCATCATCCCAATCAAAGACTCTGCCCCTGTATTTTGAAAACGCCTCAATCAACTGGCGGCTGTAGTAGGTGTTGGCTCCGCAACGCTTGTACCACTTGCCACCCCCAGAGGGATCTAAGTATTTTATGCGAAATTCTCTTTTACAAGCCAGGATTGAGGCGTTACAAGAGTCGCAGGGATCTTCCCCGCCATATCCGAACCCAGCCGCAACCGCGTCAACCCGCAACCACTCCGTCGGCTCAACATTAGCAGGGAAAAACGCTGATATATCATCTTGAGCCTGAGCACTGGTGAGAGGCTTCTGCTCAACTGGGGATGGGGTGCTCACCCGTGGCTCAGGCTCTATCCATCCATCCCGTTCGGCCTGCCACCTGGTAACCTGATCAGCGTAATCCTTCTTCTCTTTTGGAATAAACGGCGTCAATTCTGGCAACGGCGTCAATTCTGGCTCGGCCATGAGCGCAAACAATGGCAACGGCTCAGCAGTGCTGCGGTTGTGGCCTGGCGGAAAGTCACGAGCAGCCCACTTGCAATTACTGCACTCATACCTAAACCCGTTCTTCTTTTTGTCACGTCGCGTCGTGTTGTGCCCGCAGTTTTCGCACCTTCTAACGTGCAGACCAGTAACCGACACTACCCATTTTTCAGTTAATCCGGACGCACTCAATCCACTCATGTCGCAACCGTGAGATTACCACGATTCTACCATAACGGCCACACGGCCCCCCCCACCCCCCCCGGCCTGCCACCACTCGACGCAACAAACCCCCGCCATTGCTGACGGGGGTTTTGTTTGGGTGAGCCAACTTGCCAAACTCAACCCATGAGCTTCTCGAACTCTCTCCATAATACCAAAACAAAACCCCTTCGCTAGGCCAGGGGTTTCTCATCGGGGCAAGCATACCTCTCGAGGGTGAAACCCTTGATTTACTTGGGGCTGGGGGTAATCAGCAAGCATCACCCCTCGTCCATCCACAGCAGCCCTATCCACGGGGTATTCACCTCAGCCTCGCGCCGTACCCAGTCCAGGGCCACCCCAGGCCGCGCATCCTCGCTCCACCACTGACACACCGGGCGGAACGTGATCGACACCTCGCCCAACTGCCAGCAGTCTGCCACCTTCACCCCGCAAGTGTAGTAGCGGAGCCAGGGGTAAAAGGTTCGCAGTAGGGGCGGCATGGCGGGGGGACTTGTGGGGCTACCGTGATTCTACCGCAGGTCACCCTCACCCTACCTGTACAGGGTGTGCAGGCCATGCAGGCTCTCGTTCAAATTATTTGGCTGTGTGTGCGGCGGAATTTTTTAGGAAACACACACAGCTTCTGCGCTAAGAAACGGGGGTGTTTGGGGTGCACGGCCTGCACAGCCCTAGCGCGATTGCTCAAAACCCTTCTGTACCCTGTACAGGGTGTGCAGGCCATGCAGGCTCTCGTTCAAATTATTTGGCTGTGTGTGCGGCGAAATTTTTTCGGAAACACACATCACTTTCACGCTAAGAAACGGGGGTGTTTGGGGTGCATGGCCTGTACAGCCTTAGCGCGATCGCCTAAAACCCCTGTTCTCTCGTTGCGGCCATCATTGCCTGGCTCATTACTACAGGAGGCACAGGGCACTATTACCTAATCTTTTCTTATATACTTTTACTGTGTATAGACAGCACAAAACAGACCACGTTGCCGGGGTCTTTTCAAAATTGTAGCACCTTGCACAGCCCTGAACGATGCCGCCAACCCCGACCCGGCGCGGCCTAGGGTGGTGCACTACACAGTAGAGAGAGCACCATGACCCTAGACCCTGGCGATCGCTGCTACTACCGCACTGCCAATTCCCTGTACCCTGCCGTCGTCGTGGGGTGCCCCATGGACGTGCTGGTGCTCCGGGTAGACTGGGGCGATCGCTGCACTGACCTGGGCCTAGAGTGGGCACCGGGTAGCGAGGAGTGGGGCAGGATTGCGCCACCGTTCTGAGCCCTGGGGACAGGCACTAAAAAACCCCCCGGCGCTGGCCGGGGGGTTTGCTTTGGCCTCGTGGCCTAGCGCTTGAGCGCTGTAGCTGCAATCTGTAGCGCGGCGGCTACGCTTGCGTCGAAGTCCATCTCGCGTAGCCTAGCCTCGTTGTGCCGTTCCTTGATGGCGGCCATCCGTGAGCGGTGGGCTCTCAGCGCCCCCTGTAGTTGCCCTTGGATGTATTGGGCGTCGGTGGCGATTGCGTCGATCATTGTTTGGTTTTCCATGGTGGTGCCTTGCGTACTACTCCTCAACTATAGCCGCGCAATAGCCCACAGCCAAAACCCTTGCACCTAGGGCGTTTCAGACCCCAGCACCGGCAAAACTCTCAGAAAATACCCCTAAATCTGGCCCTGGGATCGCTGTTTTTGAGGCTACCTAGTACAAACGGTCATAAAGGTTTTGCAAAGCAAATGGCGTATCTTTATAAAGCCAAGTTAAAGCACCCTGACAAATGTACTACCCTTACCAGAACCCTTGCGGGGTGGGGCTTTGGGGCGTCAACAGGCTTTACGCAGTCTTTATATAAAGGTTGAGGATTGGGCTCAAACCCTTGCGGGGCGTGGCTTTGAAAACTTCACAGTAGGGCAGGCTTCACGGTGGGTTTGTGTGGCTGGGAGAAGGCGCGACCTGGGCCATAGCCATTCGCCATAGGTCTTCCCGTCCACGCCAACTGTACCGGGGTTCTGATTGACAAGGCCATAGTTGGCAGCCCTACCCTGCGGTGTTGCAAAGGCTATGGCACAGATCGCCCTACCATTCTACCAAGCGACCCCCAGCAGTTAGGCTAGAGAAGTGGGCCAGGCTGGAGCGCATAGCGGGGCAGGGAGGAGTATTGAACAAAAAAAGGCACCCCTGCCAATAGGTCTACGCCATCAAAAACATCAGAGGCTAGCCCCTCCGGCTTTACCAATGCCCATCCCTCGATACACTCAATTGGTTCGCACCAGGTAGTAGTACGAGGGGCGCTCGGATCTAGTTCACCTGTGGCGGCATTTCGCCCAATCAGCCCAGCCTCATCAATTGCTGCTGGATTGTAGTCCGTGATTGCAGCACGAATATTGCCATCAATGACGGATTGGGCGGATTGGGCGTCTTCAAGAGTTTGAAACAATAAGTACATAATTCACCTAGCGTGATCTACGGCACATTAGGAGCGGTTAGCCCCCATTTAATAGCTAACTTTTTGGCGAGTAGCTGATTCCAGTAGGCGGTGACTTCGCCCTGGCAAAATCCGATCTCACCAATTCTGCCACGCAAGCGCCAAGCATCTAGTACAGGGGCACCCACATAAAGCACCGTTGCGGCTACCTGTGTGGTTGAGTTTAAACTACCAGTAGACCCCCACACTCCATTCTTCAAAACAGATGTTCGAGGTAAAGCATTAGTTCTAATTCTGTAATTAGCTCCCAGGACATTAGGATTAAGATCCATTGCACTCGCATTCAAAGCGCTACCCCCATTTATTGGGTCACTAAACCTTAATACCGCAGCGGGTTCGGATTTAAGATTAACATTGTTATCCCAGGAATCAGTGGGGTGCATCCCCCAAATAAAGCCAGTAGTAGTGGTAAAGTCGTCTGACTGTAAAACCACCCAAGAGGCCATAGGTTTACAGTCGAATGTAAAGCCAGTTAGTTTCAGGAAATCGCGTCTATTGGCTCCATCGAAAAGAATTGCATTCTTGCTATTAATGCCTGTTGCCGTGAATAAAGGCTGACTAGCACCCGTCGCCTGCACTAAGTTACGACTACCCGCAGATGCCCATGATGAGACTCTGCTGCTTGCCAGAGTAATTGTGGCCGTTGCCTGGGCATCCCAATGATCCCAGTAGTTCGGTAGTTGTGAATACTGAAAATTGTTAAAGAAGTCTGCATAAAGCTGGTCGTAAACAATGCGGGCCATTTGGTCACAGGCATTGACCGTGGGGTGAATTTGGTCAGAGTACCAGTACGTTTCACCTGCTGCGCCGCTATACCCGATCTCGTAATTAAGATGGAACCCAGCTATTTTGTACCCATAGGTTGCTGAACCTGTAATCAATAAACTGTTGTAACTTGATCGATTGACCTCTGAATAATTCTGTCGGGGCAACATAGTACAAACTATGATGTTTGCTGGTAAAACACCACGAGCCAAGATTAAATTCAGGCAAACTTCAAAATCTGCAAACTCTTGGGCTGGTGTTTTTGCCCCTAGAACTAAGCCATTAGTGCCAGCAAACATCACAACCTTAGAAACCGAACTAAAGCTATTTATGCTTGCTGTCAGAAGAGCATTGATTGTTCCAGTACTGGAATGGTCGTAATTCCAAGATGCACCACCAGCACCGATTCTAGTCAGGTTTACTGCTGACGCTTGCCGGGTAGCAATTAGGTCTTTCAGGGCTAGGGAAAAGAACCCAGGATCAGGATAATTATTTATAATGCTGTCCCCGACCATTAAAAGGTCTATCGTGGCAGCCGCCCCCGCCCCCCCCGATCGCCCCAACCCCAACCCGAGTCCCATGCTTGGCATTAGCCCACCCTATAACCAGTACATTGTCCAGCCGATAGCGTCACCGTTGCCGCCAATTTATCGCCAAACGTCTGTACTTGCCCTGCTGCTAGGGCATAGCCGCTGTAATTGGTGGGCAGGCCAGTGGTGCTAAATGTGCAGCCGTTAGCGCTCGCCTGGATGGCGCTGAATGGCCCCGTTGTAGAGGCTGTGGTTGTGATAGGGATTGGTGTTCCCCCGATTAATTTTTGATTGGCATTGGTGATAGTATTTTTCACAACTATTTGCCCCCTTTCAACTCGCTACTCAGCTTTACAATACGATTGGTTTTGCCGTCTTGCTTGATTACAACAGCGGGGTTTTCTTTGCTGCCATTGCGAACGATGGTAGAGTCGCCAGACTTGATTTCAACGCGCCCTGTACTCACTCGGGTAACAGTGCCAGTGCCTGTGCCAGTGCCATAATTCCAGGTAACGGTACTGCCTTTTTTAGGGGTTGCCATCACTTTTTCTCCTGCCGCTTTACGAAGGCTGCCGCCGACTTGATCGCAGCCTTGCCACCCCAGCCCATGACGGCTTGGATAGCCTTGGAGTCAGCGGCAGTCTTGCCCTGGGCGGCGGCTTTATCAGCGGCGGGGATATGGCGGGCAAATGCAGCAACACGCTTAGCAGTCTCTAGTGTCATCGGTTCCCCGCTGGCGAATTGAGCGGCGCGCTTAACCCCGGTGGGCGTCATGGCGCGGCGGCTAGGCGGTAGCTCTTGCCGTAGCTCCAGCACACGCTTTGCCTGGGTCTGTGCTGATTTTGGGGGTATCCATTTCGGGGTTGTCATCGCTATTCCTCTGGGCTGGTGTAAATTTCCTCAGCCTCGCTTTGCCCGTACTCGGCAACCAGGATAGGTAGCACCGCTTCATCCCAGCCGCTAACAGGACGGGCAATGCCGTGGCCTTCTGCGATCGCTTTCAGGGTACGCCAGTTGCCATCCTCGGCTAGTCCCTGGAGCTCGGATAAGCGGGCATCAATGGAGGGCCGGTCTACTTGCCTTTGGGTGGTTTCTTCGGCTTGCCCTTGGGCTTCATTGGCTTCATTTTGTATGGCATCGTTGTCAATGGGTAAAGGGGTAAGGGCAGGGGTGGCAGCATCTTCCCACGGTGCATCTACACCAGGGCGATAGTCTGATTGATTAATGATCAGCCGATGGCCGCCGCGATTGATTTCAATGGTGGGAAGAGTCGCCATAATTATGCCGCGTGAGTAATTGCACCAGAAATCGCCAGTTGCCCGGATTGCATCACCAGCACCAGGTGGCTAGTCAATGCCCCAGATTCGGTAATGCTGATGTCCGCCCTACCGCTGGAGTTGGTCACTAGGTAACCTGCCAGTTTGGCCACTGAGGATATTAGCAAACCCCTGGAGTTAGCGATCGCCACGGCTCCACTAGCCGCGTGACCGATGGTTAATCCAGTAGCCGCCCCTGCAATGTACCAAGGCACCATTACTGATTTAGTCAGCGGGGTGCCTTCGCGGTCGAGGAGCTGGATTTCGGTGATGATTGCATTAGTAGCTTCAGCGCCTACGGTGAACTGTGCCCCATAGGGTTGGGCCTCAAGTTCTGCCCAGTTTGTGATTAGTTCAGTCATTGGTTTTCACCAGATAAAGGATAGGGGCCATTGCTGACCCCATCAAACTAAGCAGGTTTAGCCAGCGATCCGCACCGCCAATTGAGGACGGACGGCTCGAACCCCGTATAGACAATCAATCGAAAACACAGTGCGCTTCCATTCCCGTTGGATTTCAAAACGCATTGCCAGTCCCGACACATCATCCACTAAGGGCTGAATGAGTGAGCCTGGAGTTTCCAAGTCCATCATCGGTCGGCTGGCAAACGCAAACGCCTCCCGATGAAAGGCTAGGTTTGTCGTATGAGATGCAACAAACGTCACCACAGCACCATCAGTCACGTTAGCCGCCAGTGCAGGGCTAATGCCCACGGTGGTTTCGTTCGCGGTTGGCGCATCGGCGGTCACGCTGGTGACTACATACTGCTGGGTATTGCCTGCAATCGTGAACACATCGCCCACCACAGGCAGGGTAGCTAGGTCAGCCCCAGAGGCGTTGTCCAGCACCAGGGAGACGGCCCCGGCGGTAGCGTTAGCGTCGATCGCAGCCGTCGCGGGAGCCCCCAGTGTATGGGTCGGAACTTGCTGGTCTTGATACCAGTCAAAGCCCAGGGCTCGGGTAATGGTGCCATCACGCAGCGCTTCAGAATCGCCAGATTCGTTGACCTTCTGCAACACCGAAAGGCCGAGGGCGTTGGCATAGCCAAATGGGTCTAGCACCATGCGCCGCTCGTCCATGGGGGCCAAGGCACTGTTGAGGACTCGGGCAGCTTGCTGTGCCTCTAGGGTGGAGGTACCGAAGGGGTTAACGCCAGCGGTGCCCACAACGTTGTAGACCTCTTTGTAGAGAGCAAAGATTTCAGAGTTGATCTTATTGGCCAGGGCCTTAACAGCTTTCTCAATGGCTCGGGGCCGGGTGCCTTCTTGCACCTCTTTGATTTCCTTGTCAGTCATCACAAAAGTAGCAGCCTGGAATTTGTTTAGGACTAGCTGCTTTTTGGTGCTGGCCACATCAGAGATGATGTTGCTCGCTGGGGTAGCGCCGGGGGTGACATCAAACGCCGTCATATCGTTAAGGTCGTTAATGTCAATGGTGCTGCCCTGGGCGGCTGCATCGGAACTGTAGTTATTGTTGACCAGGTTGGGGAGCACACAAGTTTCTCGCAATACTGAAAGGATATTGGCGAGAATTTGAGGCGTTAAATTTTCGATTGCGTTAGCCATGATCGTTCCACATTGAATAGGGCAAAGAGGTTTGTAGCGTCTCTACCTGCATCGCAGTGGATACCCATCGGGCGTCCGGCGCTGAAAAAGGGGTGATGGTCATCGACCATCACCCCCCAATAGTACCCAATTTTTCGCAGTTGTGCTAAGGGATTACCGCAAGAGTATCATGGGCGAATGTTAACGCGCTGCTTCCCGCTTGCGATCGCCTTGAGTTCTGCCGGGGACATGCTGCCCATATTGGTCAGGTCGTCCCGCGACATGATTATGTCACCGCCTCGGCCATTGCCTCCGACCACGCCAGCGCCCGAGGATTTGTTGTAGGCGGCGACCATAGTCTGCAAGACAGATCCATACCGGCCTTGTTGTATTTGGCGGATAAAGTCTCGCAAGTCGGCCTTCTTCACCTCGCCTGGTGCACTGGGATCATCGACAAAACCCAGGGGCTTTCCATCGGGGCCAGTGATCGACTTCACCTCAGACCGATAGCTCACCACAGTCTCGCCACGCATGACAGGTATGTAGTCAAAGTCGACGTGGGACGTGATAAAAGATTCAAACATACCGGACTCTGCCTCATTGGCGGGTGAGAATCCAGCCTGCTGGCCGATGGCAGTAATGGTCTGCGATCGGGCTGTTTCCTGAAGGCTTTGGGTGAGTAGGTTGATCCGTTGGTCGTAGGCCTGTTTCAATTCAGCCTTTTCCCGCTCCGTCTGCAATCGCACTTCAGCTTCTTTTTTTTGCCGTTGCTCTTCCTCAACCTCTTGCCGCTCCAACTGAGCTAACTTTTGGCGCAATTCGGCAGGGTCAGCACCACCCAAAAGTTCATCAAATAAATCTGCCTTCTTAGCCTTACTCTTGAGATCTTGATTATCTGCCTTGATTCGTTCAAGGGCAGATTTCAGCGCAGCCACGTCGCTAGCTGGAATCATCCCAGACTCATCAGGGATATCGCGGATTCCTACAGAATCATTGGAAGGGATCACTGTACTGGCATCGCCAGCCGCCGCCACGTCGGGGGCGTTTGTGAGGTCATCAGCCATTTGGAATACTCGTAATCGGTACGACTACAAGTTTAGCCGATAGGTAGGCGATCGCTCAAAGTAGCCATGCGATACTCAACCCGACAACGGCAACGGCCCCTACACCGGCAGGCCACACCCACCGGGGTTACCTCCGCAGCCGGTATCCAATCAGGACGGGCAAGGCCAGGACAGTCGGGGCAGTGGTCGGCGGCAGGGTCAAGCATTCGTCTCGCCATCCACCGACCATCGAGGTGGCTTTGGTGCTGGGCATCAAAGAAACTGGCCCCAGCGCTGTAGCCATACCGCCCCGCCCGGTATCGTGCCATCTTCTCTGATATCTCGCCGTCGGCAATACCCTGGGCCAGATTAGCTAGTCCATCAAGGTCCGCCACTATCTGCCGTCGCAATCGTTCTAGATGTTCTGGGGTGAGCTGCCCCGCTGTACCGGCCCCGGACTGGGCCATCCGAAAATGCGATCGCACAATATCCCGGCCCATGGCCCGTTGCCATTGCTCCAGGCTCACGTCTCCGGCCACCATGCGATCGGTGAGTCGTTGCATCCGGGCTTGGTTCTGGGCCTGTTCTGTCAGTACCCGGCGTTGGAGGTCTGTGGTCGTCAGCGGCGATCGCCCTTGGTAGTATCGCCCATCCCGCGCACTGTAGGCCAAGCCCCTGGGGGTGAAGTTAGGGATCAGGGCCAGCAGTAGGGCCGCCACCAATAGCTCCTCAAGGGCGTTGCTGGATTCCCGGTTGGATTCATCAATGAGGGTTTGCAGTTCAGCCGTATCGTAAGGCGGCTCAAGGGCGTCTGTCCCTACCAGTGCCTCAAGTTCGGCTAGGGGGTAGGCAGTGCCGTTGATAGTGAGGGTTTCTACCATGGGCCTCAAGGAAAAACGGGAAGCCCCTCGGGTGAGGGGCGGGGGTTAGGTGAGGGTGGTTTAGGCTGCTTTTGCAGTCCTAATTGTCAAGCTTCTGTGATGCCAGTCTGCGCTTACTGCACCTTCACTGGCAAGCCACTTAGCTGATTTAAGTGCGTTTTCCCTGCCCTTAGTTTTGGCTGGGAAGAATTTTTGAACACCTCCGTCAGCGATGCCCCGTCCATTTTTGATTTGGATGGTGCCAATTTTTATCCATTCGCCACTGGCGGATTGTGCAGCGATTTGAAAAGTAGTAGCCATGTAAGTGCCCTCCCAGGCGGTGGTATGTATCCACTATAACCCACACCTTTTGTGACTGTCAACCATCATTCTGTACTACTTTGGACTGGTACTGGTGAAGGCCATAGCCTTGATCCCCTAAAACAAAATATTCCCGCCCTCGGTCACCGCCCCCAACACATCCTGCGGGTCGATCAAGTCTTTCAGCTTGGCCTTAAGTGCTGCCAGCTTATTGGTGTAGGCGGTACTCTCCTGCACCCCAGAGGGCGATCGAGTAATAGACAACTCCCCGGGGATCGACACACTGGAAATACCATCGTTGGCCGTCAACCCCAGGTCTAAATCTTCATCGGGGTCTCCGTACAGGGCCACCTGTAGCGCCTCAATCCGTTCCAGCAACCGCTGCACTTGGGCCACCACGGCGTCGCCATACTGCGCATCAAAAACTTCAACATCGCGTAACAACGTTTGGAGCCGGGATGACTCAGTACGCTGGTGTCGCTCCAGGTTCAAGGCTTCGGCGATGGCAATACGGTTCGCGGTGGTGAATGGCATTACTGCACCCCCATGGTAGGTTGGCCAGGTGTAGCCGCAGATAGCCCCAGTGTACCACCAACCAACGGCTCACCCTGGCCTGCTACCGCTTCCATCTCTTCAGTATAAACGCCCAATTCTTTGCGTTTCACATCGTATTCAGCTTTGTTCAAAGCCCCTGCCAAGAACTCAGACTGCCAGAACATCAACTCTTGGGCCGTCGGCGGGGTTGATAGCACTGATTCAGATATTGTGATGCCACCCACAGGATTTTCAGGGCTCCAGTCAGGGTTGCTGAATCGTTCCCACAGGTCAAAAACTGACTGCACTGCTGATTCCTTACGGCGAGCAATATTGCGCAGACCTAACCGGGATTGGATAGTTTCGATCTCAGCCTCGGTCGCAGTTCTGGCGACCGTGCCATTGCTCAAAAAAGCCTGGGCCATATCATCCATCGCCGCTAACCGATCCCGTTGCCCTTCCCGAGTGGAGGCGATCGCAGTGCCCGCAGGCTCCAGCAGGTTGAGCGATGCCCCACCCGCTAACGTAATCACCCGACCACTCCCGGCTAGGTCTGGTTCCTTCTCCGGGGCCGCGCCAGGGTACGTTTTCACCAGCATGGCGTAGTTGCAACGGTCTTCAGCCGTGTTTAGGCTGCTGTGCTTGTTAAAAAACTCTAGGTTGAAATCAACCAGGGGCATATACTCAGGAGTCCCGCCCCGGTCATTGTCATTGTCCACGCCAGCAAATAACAGCGGATCCCCATAGGGCGAATACCATACCAATGGCACTCGGGCCAGGGGACGGCCAGCAGCGTCAAAGATGGGGCTAGGAGGCTTAGTCTGCATCAACTCACTGCCCAGCCCCTTTGCAGCCCTGGGAACATCTTCCCATTCTTCGTACAGGCATTGGTAGCGCTGTTCAGCCCCACCGGGTAGCCGGATAGGGGTGCCTAGCTGCTCCAGCGAAAATACCCAATACCGATTTCGCACGGTGTAGCCAAACCGGCCCTCTGGCACCGACACAGACCGCCGGATACTGATTAGCGATATCTCTAAATGGCCGTTAACCAGCATGGTCTGCGGGGCACACACATCCCGCAAGTTGATCGGGATAAACCGGGGTCGTCGTGTCTGGCGTTGCTCGTCGCTGCTCTCCGCTTGTGGAGTATCGACCAGGCCCAGAACGCCGTTATAAAGCAAGGCCTCAATGTCCCAGTCCAACAATACTGACTCCAGACTATTCCCCTGGCCGTCGAAGTCGTCTCGGGCATCTAGCACCGTCTGGGGTACATCGTCATCGAGGACAAATTCACTGAGCAAACCAGAGTGTGCCTTGACGGCGGGACTAAGTTTATTGGCAAAGGCCACTGATTCGATCCGGGCCTCATAAACCTTGTCGTGTTCGCCCAACTGCTGCCGCAGGTAACGACGCTTTAATTCGTCAGTGTGAAGGCCATGGTAAACGTCCCCTAGCCGGAGCCATAGGGGGCTTAAATATGTTTGCCAATACGAGGGCCGCCAGTCTGGCGTGTCTGTTTTTGCCATGGCCGTATTCTAGCCCATCACCACATCGCGGGAGCACCGAGAGAGATCCTGCCCTCGACAATAGAATCCATCACCGCAAATGCCATCGCCATCGCCATTACTCGGTCATCATGGCCTGTTTCTGCCTCCCGTTCCCGCAACGAAAATGCCTTCATTTCTCGGATGCCCTCCCAGTCGGCGGGGTAGATGGCCTCACCCCGTTCCACAGCGATCGCAATGCGGTCGGTGTTGGTCACCTTAGATACCCGGCTGGTGTTGATGTTCTCAAACCGGGTAAAGGGTCGGCGCTTGCTCAGGTTCTCTAGTACCACCTTCCCGCCGCTATTGCCCTCCACGGCTACAATCTGGGGTTTGTAGCGATCGCAGTAATCCATCACAGCTACCATGCTCAACTCCACCGACCGCTGGCCCTCAGCGTACTCTGCCACCAAACTAGGGCACCCATCAGTGATATCCCACACCTGGGCCACGAACCTATCATCGCCGCCGAAGTTGGGGTCAACTCCCATGACATACCGGTGCCCTGCTGCTGGCTCTGCCCAGGCTCCTATGGCCTGCCCGTCAACCGACTGCGCGTGGAACAATGCCCCGCCGGTGCTGTCGTCAAAGGATATGTTAAATTCTCGTTGGGTCTGGGCTTCGGTGATCCGTTGTTTCTCCCGAACCTCAATCAAGTAATTGTCATTCTGCCCATGCAGCGGGTGAGCCCGCCAATGGATGATCGCCTTACCCCAGCCCTGTTCATCGACCCATTCTTGGTAGGGCTCAATCAGTTCTTCCCGCATCTGGCGGCAAATATCTAGGGCATCCACATCACCATTGTTTTCGGTGAAGGTTTCGTAGTACAACCCTGTTTTGGCGTTAGGGGTGCTCAGCAAAATAGTGTGAGCCTGGCCTTGTTGCTCCGGCACCGACTGCGCCGGAGTGCTAGCCCCAAACAGCTCCTCAAACCCCGACACAAAGGCGCACTCATCAAATAAAATATCCCAGATTGATTCCAGTCCACGCCCACTGTTCTGGCTAGCGGTGCGAAACACAATCCGCCCCCCGCCCTCCACGGCGATATCCTTCACGTTGTTGCTAGATAGCGGGATTCCGGCGCTGGCTGCCATCAACCGCACCCGTCGGGCAATGTTGGCCGTATCGTCCTGGCCCTTACTGAATACCGCTGCAAAGTAGGTCGGATAAAGACAGGCCTTGTGCAAAAACTTACTGGCGACCATCTCAGTCAAGCCATGTTGTCGGGGCTTGACGATGACCACACCCCGGCATCGGTCTATCAGGGTGCTGATGTTTGTCTGAAAGAAGTAAGGGTCAAACGGCACCATCTGAGTTCCCGACCGAATACGGGTCAGTCGGGCAAAGCTGGGCCAGTCTCTAGGGATATGAACCAGGTGTTGCGGCACGGCCTGGAGCGATCGCCGCCGTCGCAGTTCTAGCTCTGCCCGAGCCCTGGTCGCAAGGTCAACCGCCATTGGCTAATTTCTCCAGCGCAGAGTCCGACAGGGTGCTGATGTCGATCACTTCCTGGCGTTCGGTTGCGAGTCCTTCGGTCATGCGTTCTGCATCGATCGCCCACTTGAGCCACGCCAATGCTTCCGCAGGCTTCAGCGTAGTTGGGTCGGTGGCTTGCATCGCCAGTATCGCCTTCTGCCCTGCCAACCTTGCGGCCTTCATGTGGCGGGTCAGCATCTCGGCGGCATCGATAATTTTCTCGACCTGGGCGGCGGTAGCCTGAACGTCAGGTACAGTCCCGGTCAGTGTACCTAGATTCTCTCTGTACCGCTTCCGCTGATCCGGCCAATCCTCTTGACTGGCACGGTTTCTAAGGCTTGAGTACGCAGGTGCTCCAGTGTACTTTGACAGCCGTTTATAGTCCAGGTCATCAGGCCCCTGAACAAACTGATCGCGCCAAATCTTCCAGTTAACTCTTGTACCCATCGCTCAATAATAACAACCCTCCACCGCAAGCGTTAGGCTGGCTCAGATTGCAGTAACAGAGTCGCCCCATACCCCGGCCCCAATACCACATCAGCGATCGCGGCCTTTAGCTCCGGGGACATGGCCTTGGGCAAGGCTTCGGCTATGGCTTCTGAGGTGGCTTCGCCTTTGTAGTTATCCGAGAAATCAGAGGCCCAGTCAAAGGCATCGTCAGATAGTTCGCCGTTTACCAGCCAATTTGAATAGTCCATGGTTTACCTGCTTCTCCTACCTTCTGCGATTCCGACTCTCAAGGCGTCTCTAGTGGATGATGCGTGGGCCTATAGTACAAGGTGAGGGATTGCTTGTCTGGCATATGTTACCTAATCGTCAGCATATACCTTGCGCTAGTCAGTCCGGGTGGGGTTACGCCCTGCTTTGCGTTAGTTTTGTCCCGATCTGTAGCCCCTGCCCTGAGATCATATTTGTTGTCGGACGATCCACTAACTAACCACTTATTGAATTGAGCGGGTGTAACCCTATCCCCTATCGCAGACCTTAGTTCATGGATGGGGATGCTATCGCCCGGTTTTTTGCCAGCAAGTCGGCTAGAAATGGCCCGATTAAATCCTGCCTGAGAATTAATAACCTCCCCGCTTTTAGTGCCTCTCCGAGCCTCTACAGCAGATTGCACCCTATTAGTCCCAGCGGAAGCTAAAGGCTTGATGCTGCTCCTCGTAAGGCCGCCCATATTAAAATCGGCTCTGCTATTAGCGTAGGAAAGATTTTTTTCAGATCCGAATTGAACTTTGTCATTTTGCATCGCTTGCCGTAACTGGCTGCTAAATTTAGCATCTGTAAGCCCAGGGTGCTCAGATTGCATCCTGGCTTTCAAGTCGGCGATGGTTATAGGGGTGGTGCTTGCGACTCCCTGAGGAACCTGCTCTAGGCGTATTTGTTCAATATGCTGGAGCGCTAAATCTTCAAAATCTGCCTGGCTTTTAATATCGCCCAATGGGGATGCAGACGGATTCGCTTTCTCGGCCCCATCCATCACACCGCCACCACCGCCACCGCCGCCACCGCCGCCCTTCTGGCTAGCATGGTTCCCTGCCTTTACAGCGGCCCCGCCGTTGCCTGTCTGTCGATGGCCTATAAGTATGGCAATATCGCCGTTACCATCTTGGCAATGGTTGGTGCGGGTTGCGTTAGTCATCGGTCGGTTCCTCTCTTGCGGTGTATGTACCTACTATAACCCACACCTTTTGCAACTGTCAACTCCACTCAGAAATCTTTTGGCCATCGCTATAAATTCTGCTGTGACCATAATTCGCTAGACTCCGGCGTGAATACCAAGATGGGGCGTTGATTGCTGTCGAGCCACTGTGACCACCCCATAGTTCCATCAGCTTGTTTTTCGTAGTCCCCGGCCCAGGCAAAGCAGGCAACATTGACAGGGCAGTAGACAGACTCCTTATACCCCCAAATATAGCCTAACAATTGCTCGTAGGACATCTTATTAGTAATGCCCTCGTGCCTGGCCGCGCTCCAAAATCTCGGCCCTGCGACGGCCCCGATATGTTGCCCAATAGGCCATACGCCATCTGGGAGCCAGGGCAATACCTGATCCCGCCAGGTTTCGTAGTAGATCAAGTCGCCATCGGCTAGGGTATCCCAGGCCCAGTTAACAAAATCTTGCATCAAGGGATAGCGCTGGGGATAGACCTGCTTGTAGGGCTCAAAGTAATCAGATCGTTCACCTTGCTGGGAGTCGTAGGCTGCGATACCCTCCACGGCGGCATAGTGCCTGAGGGCGGCTATGGTTTCGGCAATGGCAGGGTATTTGGCATGGTTGCGGGGGATGGCCTGGTCAAGGATCTCTGGCCCCAGCTTGGCCTTATCCCTGTCAGGCATCTTGGCAATTTGCTTATGGCTGAGATGCAATGCCTGCACCCAAATGCCCTCCACCCCGAGCGCGGCCAGAGTCTTGACCATGGCCTGTGGGTCGGGTATCCATTGAGGCACGACGGGGTTGACGCCAACGCAGACCCGGTGACCCCTAGCTATGACCTCAGCTATCATCTCTAGCCGCTGGGTGGGCCTAGGCGCACCGGGGGCACTGATAGCCCCTATGCCATCGTCGAGGGTTTCCAGGCTGACGTAGAAGACCGTGGGTCTACCCTCAATCATGTCCAGTGCTGAGGGGTAGGTCTTGAATGGTTTCAGTAGGCCGTGGCCCCCCTTGGTCTGTAGGGACATCGGTATCCCCATTTTGACCATGGCCTTGATGAGGGGCAGGCTGTAGGCTAGGTTGCTACCGGCAAAGGGGTCAACGTGATTGGAGAAAACTACGGGGTATTTGGTCTTCAGGAGGTGCCCTTCGAGGGTATCGGCCCAGTAGCGATTCCTGAGCATTCGCAAAGCCTGTTTTGGGTAGGCTTTGCGAACGGGCTCGTTCAGGTTCGCAAAGCAAAAGGACATGAATGGCTACATACATTTAGAGACAGGTTGAGGGGGAAGCAGGCATTCAGCAAGAACCCGCCGTGATATAAAGTAAGACTTTGTTTTTCCATCTATGCCACTCCCTTTTCTAGGCTAGCTGAACCGATCCGAACATATCTTGACTCAACTAAATCATACACCCATTCATTTGGATAGTTGAAAACAGCAAACTTACCATGGTGTTCAGCCGCTAAATCGTCATATCGTCTAGCGGCAGATTCTGCACTGCGAAACCCAGACTCAGCAATAGATGTACTGTATTGAATTTGAACCCTAAATGTATCAACAGCCTGGCTAACACCCTTTAGGCTGGAAACCCTAGGATCCTTGCGTGCGTGCGGCCTAATGTTGTACGCATTCTCAGCCTTTGTAGCCAGTCTTAGATTAGACCTTCGGTTGTTCAACTTGTTCCAATCAATATGATCACAATGCTCACCCTTGACCACCAATCGACCAAGCATTCTTTCAAGAATAAGAGGTGCCAGGTAAATGGTAACGTTAGGGAAAACACTATGACTTCGGCTTACGTTCCTAGTGAAATAAGAATTTGACTGACAATACCAAGAATAATCAGCAAGATCTCTGTCGCACAAATCAACGAAGCAAGATATGCCGTTTGCTGCGATGATTTCTATGCAATCACCATGCTCCACCCACTTAGGCTCAACCCTTTTGAAGCGAGACTTAAGCAAATCAGTCTGATAAGCAATAATATCCATGATCAAAATTGAAACCGCGACTACACCTCTAATTATAGCATTTGCAATTGCACTTGCACTTGTGACATTTGGCAAGAACCCGCCATAGTACAGGGTGAGGCTTTGCTTGTCTGGCATGACTGCTCGCGGTAAATACTGGGCAGAATAATCCTTGACAGTTACGAAAGGTGTTTGCTATAGTGTTTATAGACAAGCAAACAACCACACAGAGGCAAAACCAATGACTGCACCCAATTCAACCAATCTAGTCGGCAAAGCTCTAAAAGGCAAAGGCAAGCTCACATGGACAATTGCCAAGAGAGAAGTTAGGGCTAAGTACATTGCTTGTTTTGGCAAGCCCCCCGCTGATTGCTACCTGCTAGAGCCTTCCAACACTTCAATGCGATCCGAATGGATCACTGTTGAGCAGCTTAAGAGAGATGTTCAGCTTGGCATTACCAAGTTTTCAAAATAACCCTCAGAGCCAGCAAACAACCACCGCAAGGAACCTCAATCCATGAACACTCCCATCCAGACTTCGCTAGGCACCTACCACCACTCCACGATGGCTCCTGAGTTTTCCATCTTTGCAGCACCCAAAACCAGCAAGCCCCGCAAGGCATCTAAGCGCATCTCGATTGGTGCTTCTGTTCTCTTTTATGGCAAGCCTGCAACCGTCATTGCTAAGCACTCTACTAAGGGCTGGTGGACTGTTCAGTTTGAAGATGGTCGCACTGCATCCGGCGACCGCAAAGCCTGCATTACCTTTCCCTAGAACTAATCATACTGGAGCGTCTAGGTCGGTACTGCCCCGCCGCCCTGCCCCTGGTCGGGGTGGTTGCCTTTGTCAGACGCACGTTTAGGATATGGTTTCCGCAATGGCTCTATCTTAGCCCGCATCTCTGGTGTGAGTGGGTAGAGGTATTTGTGTTTGCCGTCCACCACCCTGCAAGGCAAACCCTTTACAGATTTAGCCCCACCGCTGCCAAACGGGCTATAACTGGCCTCTCTGCTGTGCACCCACTTCCCATCCTTAAAATATTCTCTCGTCTTATCACCTTTGCCTACATATATCCAGTTTGAAGCCTGGTAAACCCCTCCGTGGTGCCCTTGTGCTGGATCTGCATAGCTGATCACCAATTCAACGCCAGCACTTTGTCTTTGTAAGAATTTAAGCGCCAGTGCGATACATTTTGAGACACTGACCTTATGCTCTCTCATGGCAATGCGCACCAGTTCACAGAACCCAGTCGCGCTACACCCATAAGCTTTGCCAGCCAAGTGATTAGCACCTCTGGCGAAGATCACAGCGCCTATAAAATTACCATCCTCCCAAATGCCAATTTTTACCAATTTGCCTAGGGGCATCTTTTTGGAATAGTGCCAGTTCATAACAGCGTATTTTGATGCTTTTGCACTGCACCAATCGAGCCGCAATTCTGGCTTAGTACTGCTTGATAAATTGGTGGCCACAGTTGGGGCAGACACAATCGATCTCCTTTGGTTCTATCTGATCTAATCGGCCTTGCTCATCCTCGCCAACGGGTTCAAAGTCTGGCACCTCCTCACCCCATCCCTCAATCTCATCCGCCGTGAACCATGGCGTCAGGTCAATGTCTTCGCCCAATTCTGCTAGCGCATCGGTATCCCACGATAGGTTAACCTCGCCCACGCGATTATCAGCCAGGGCCAGTTCACGGCCTGCGGGGCTATCCAGCTCAATGTCCGTGCGTTGCACCGCGACGAGTTGTTTGCCGTCGGTCTGCACCACAATCACATCTTCTAGGCCCAACTCCCCAAACTTGGCATGGGTCTTGTTTCCTGCAATGACACGGCCATGCTTATCCAAAAGGATTGAGCGGCCCGCCCCGAACTTTTCCAGGCTCTGGGTCAGCATGAAGTTCCCCCTCTCGGTGCCCTGGTTGGCATTGCGATCGTCGGGGATGAGGTCTGAGACTTTGCGGGCTGTAACCCGGTCGTAGATGTCGTCAGCCATGGGCTACCTAAGAATAAAGGCCCTGAGTACGCAGGGCCAGAGTGATCTTGTCCGTCGCTCTGGGGTCTGACTCCAGAAACAACGACTCCATTCTATCAGCCAGAATCTCGCAGTACTACTGTAGGGATTCCAGCCCCCCGATACACCAGTACAAAGTAGTACAGAACAGTAGTTGACAGTCACAAAAGGTGTGGGTTACAGTGGATGCATACCACCGCAAAGAGGCACCACCGATGACTACCGCAATGCGCCAAACCATTTCTAGCAACAACAGCGCCACCATAACCGCCGCTGCATCGACCGAAAAATTCAGCATTCGCCTAGAAGACAAGCTAGTAGGCGAGACTCACACCGTCACTATTTTTGACGCAGCAGAAGCCCGACGCCTAGCCGCCGCTCTATTGCTATGGGCCGACAACGCTGACGCCTAGCATCACGCCAGTTGGAGTAAAGGGGGTTCGATTCCCCCTCCTGGCCTGAGCCCCACCCACTACACGGGGCCATTCACCACATTGAGGATTCACACCATGACCGCATTCGAGATTTTCATGTACGCCGCTGCAATCCTGACCGTGCTCTGGCTCCGTGCCGAGCCCCAGGCCCCCACCCCGATCGCCGTCGCGCCAGCGGTGCAACCAGTTGATGACCTTCCCGCCCTCCCGGTGCTGCTAGCCCAGTCCGAGAAGCTGACCGCGCCGCCGGTGGTGACTTCGCGCACGGTAGCCGCCGATATGGTTGAACCGGTAGCGATCGCCCGAATTGAGGATGCCTGGATTGCTGAGCTAGAAGTAGAGCCACCCTCGCCCACGGCGGCAGCAGATTATTTGGAAACCTGGAGCGCCCAGGAGCTACGCCGCGAATGCAGCCGCCGGGGTATTGCCTGGCGTAATGCCCACGGCAAGGGTAAGCACCTGCTCAAAGAAGAAATGCTCAAGGCTTTGTGCTAGGCATGAACTGGGGAGGTGACTAACCCAGGCACAACTACACCCCGCACCTCCCCCGATGGGCACCCACCACCACCCCTACCAGGACGCCACCCATGACTACCTGCCCCCACTGCCACTACAGCCCCTGCCACCGCCACGACAAGACCAGGGCAGGCACTCAGCGGTGGATGTGCCCCCAATGCCTCAAGGCCCACAGCGAGAGCGGCCTAAAGGGGCGGCCTAGCATTGGCGATCGCCCCATGACCGACGCTGAGCGAATGCGGCGGAGCAGGAAGAAAAAGAGAAGCACGGGACTACCGTAGCGACTCCAGCACCCGCAGCGACTCCAGCACCCGCTGCATCATCAGGCATGGGATACCGTTGCCGATGATCTTGGTGGTTGCCCCCTGATACCAATCGGGCATGGTTTGGATGCGGCCAAAGGCTTGGGTATTGAATGCCACTACCCTGCCGCCCACCTGCGCCCGTATGCTGCGCTTAGCCTGAGTCGCTGAAACAGTAAACATGGGTTCGGCATCGGCTCGGATGGTCAAACCCCGCTTGCCCTTTTCGTCCGGAGCGCCGTTGTACTGATCATCAATGACGAAGGCTTTAATCAAATTGCCGCCCTGATTAGTCGTCAGGGTGAACGATGGTCTGTCCCATGGCACAACCGGCATGGTTCGTTGGTCGGTGGGGTGAACCATGAAGGACTTGTTTAGCTGTGCGGGCAGCCGCTCCAACTGCCATAGTGCAAACTGGCTATCCGGCAACCCAGGGATCAAATCCTCAATGGCCTCATACCACCCCCGCCACTTCACCGGCTGAGGTAATGGCCCAACGAACCCGCCTTTGACCGCCCGCAGGATTAACCGGCGGCGGGTCTGGGGTACTCCAAAATCTGCTGAATTGAGCACATCCACATTGACCCAATACCCAGCCCCCCAGAGATGATCCACAATGCGCTGGAACCCTGGGGCCTTGCGGTAGCCCTCCACGTTCTCCAGGGTGACGGTGCTGGGCTTTAGCACCCGTAGCGCCTCAATACAGGCACTGGCTAACCCATCGTTGTCATTGCCCACCTTGCCGCGGGTCTTGGCCACGCTGAAATCTTGGCAGGGCGGCGACATGTGCAAATGGTCGGGGCTCTCCACACTGGCCCAGTCAAACCCGATCACCGAGGCTGTATGTACCGTGTCCCGGTGGGGGAGGTTGGCATTTGCAACGGAAGCAATATCCGGCTCTAGCTCAACACCCCAAAGCAACTCATACCCCGACTGCATGGCCCCGATGTCGGCCAGCCCCCCGCCGGTGAATAACGAAGCGAATGTTTTTGGCATAAAATATCCTTGTGGTTCAGGTGATTGAACTACCGCGCCCCGGCTGCTACAACAGCGTGGGGCATTACCATTTTACCTTACAAATCTCACAGTAGAATCATAGGAGCATCTACGCCCTACCCTTGCCCTGCCCTGAGATGCCCTGTGAGTCAGCCTACCCCCTTATCTTTGGTCTTCGGCCCTGACTTTGGGGTTTCACATCGCCATCCTGATGGAGAAGTACGGTATTGGCGCGATCGGCTCGCAGGCCACATCCGAGTATTTAAACCGGTAGTCGGCGGGGTTGAGCGCAATATGTTTGAGCTGGGCCGTCACCCTAGCTGCTGGCTGCGGATTGGCTGGGAATCTGTCTCCGGCCATGAGCGGCAACGCACCAATGAGGCTGGTTACCCACTATTTGGGGCTATCAGCCGGGTGATGGTCACCATTGCCTGGGCCAGTGAAACAGACTACCCCTGGATCAGCCATAGCAAATGGCTGGTGATGCCTGGGGGCGTGTACGTGGGCAAAGATGGCCACCGCGAATCTAGCACTGCCCGCAATGGCGTTTACCTCAATGGCCACAGGCTCAGCGATGGCGACAACCCCGAGTCCCTATTTGAGCCAGGGCAACACGAGGCTTATTTGTCCCTGGGCAAAACCGGGCGAATCATTATCGTCGACGGCTCCCTGGATGAACACAGCACCGGCTGGCCCACTCAGGTCTGGACTGGGGCCAATTGGCCTGATGGTGAGGCTGACGAACCTAGCACCGACCTATCCCCGCAACGACTCCAAGTAGAGGGCCAGGTGGCAGCGGCAAAGACCGGCGCTGATGTAACCGGGCGAACCATGGCAGACCTGGCCGCGATTGTGCTGTACGGCCCGGAGGGCGTGGATGCTCGCCTCTGGTGGGCATTCTGCGGCCTCCTTGGGGCTGTAGTGTTGTGGATTTTGGAACGATAATGTCTCACTCGTACCCTTCCGTAAAAACGGCGATCCTCACCGGGGCGATCGGGCTGCATTATCAGCCAATCCACAACTTGAGCGATAGACGGCTGCTAGGCTATGAAGCGCTGGCCCGGTGGGGTGATTTGCCGCCGCCACAAATCGCGGCCCTGGTGGAGGAGCACAGCTTAGAACTGCTCTGGGTACGTCGCCAGCTCCACGATATTGATGAGATCCTGACCGAGATTTATCCCCCAATCTGGATCAGCTTCAATTTAGATCAAAGAGTTTTAGCGATCGAATCGCTAAGCCATCTGCTCAACACCAGCCCCCATCAACTGGGTATCCATGTGGAAGTGTTGGAGTCAGTGAAGCTACACCCCCAGGCCGTTGCAGCCCTGATGAAAATATCGCACAAGCATATCCTCAAAGCCGACGATATTGGCAGCCTAGACTATGCCTGGATTGATCGCCTGATTGGTGACCACGCAGCTATTTTCAACGGGTTCAAATTATGCCGAGGGCTGACCCGCGACATTCTGACAAATCCCCGGACGGCCATTGCGTGTAGATTGTTTCTGGACTTGGCGCGATCGTGCCAACTGGAAACCATTGCAGAATGGGTTGAGTCGGAGGAACAGGCACAGCAACTATTAGACTGGGGCTGCGATGCTGGCCAGGGCAGCTTGTTTGGACTTGCGCAGCCCTGGGAGCACTGGCGGGCCAGGTATCACGGGCAATAAAAAACCCCAGCCACGGGGCCGGGGGTGCGCTCTCAAACGGTGGGCCTAGACCTCGACGCCGGGGCCTTCAGGGGGCGCTTCGTCGTCAGGGGCCGCAATGGGCTCAACGTAGATAGTAGGGATGGCGTCAACCAACCCTTGCAGCGCAATCATTGCTGCGCCGTAATCGGGTTCGGCTGGGGGGAGATCAATCAACTCTTGGATCTTTGCCTTTAGCTCAGACACAGCGGCGTCAATTTCCTGCTGTTCTTGCGTAATTCGCTCAAACCCGGCCTGCACCAGGGCTTTATAGTCTTCTAGAGTTGCCATAATTTTCCTTAAGATTCCAGGGATTTGCCAGGGCCAAATAGGCATGGTGATCACCAGTGCCGACGCCCCTATTCTACGGTACTCCCACGAGATTACGTTGGCTGCACTGTATCCTCCGGGAAACATTCACGGCTGCCCTTCTCGCAGTCTGCAAGAGACACCCATCCACCTGCGGGGGACTGCCGACCCTCGCGGGAGCAATCTTTATGATTCTCATCTTCGCTGCCACATTGCGGCAACTGAGCAAGGACTCGGCCTGTACCCCGGTCTGCGTTGGCAGGCTGCGGTAGCTCGCCGCAAGCAGGGGCAACCATCAGGGCGGATAGGGTAAGGGACAAGAATTGAGTAAACATGGTGGTTCTCCAGAATATTCCCGGTGGTTAGCCGGGGGTGTGTACGGTTAGTAGTTTTCAGTGCCTGGTGTGAGATGACTGGCAGTAACCCCTACACCCCGCGACCCAGCCTCCTGAATCGCGGGAGTGCTGTGAGATTAAGCAGGCACCCCAAAGGCGGCGGCCTGCCGCTGGATCAACCGCTGACCTTTTTGATGCTCGTCAATAATCCCCAACATAGCCTTAACGGGATTACGAGCGGCTAACCGAAACTTGCCCACCGATACATCCTGGCCCCGAGTGTAAAAAGTCCCGACACATTCACGACCCCAATACACCCGGCTCACTACCTCAAATGCTTCGGTGCGGTGCTCAACTGTGTAACCACCAACCCCTGCGGGCATCAGGTAAGGCATGACTTGGCCGGGATAAACCAGGCCAAACCATTTACCGTCGTTCTCAGGCCATACCCGGCCAACCCTGGAACCTGGTTTCTGCCGACCCGCCATATTAAAAGCCAAATCTGCATCGCCAGGGCCAACCTCAACCGCGCCCAAAACCCGAGTCACAACCCCGTCAACCTCAGCCAGCCAATTGCGTGTATCCATCTGCTCAAATCTCCTAAATCCTTAACTATTACGATAGTACCGTGCTATTCTCAACTAGGCAAGTACCTAGTTGAGAGATTTATGGAATCATTGCAAAAGCTCCGAAAAGCCAAGAAACTAACCCAGCTTGGCATGGCCGAATCGCTGGGCGTAGACGTTGCGACGATTAGTGGATGGGAGAGGGGCAAGCACCGGCCCACCCCGGCGATACGCTGGCAATACGCTGCGGCCCTGGGCATTACCGTGGAAGCATTGAAGAAGATTATAGGGATCCCCTGAAATAGCGACATTGATCACAGTGTAGGTAGGTGCGGCGGGGTATAAAGCCTGCGTAAAGTTCTAGAATCTCGTAAGACTGCTGTGATATTGTGTAGGAGTCCTACACTACAGAAGAGCTTAAACCTATGCCCAGAGCGAGATTGAAGAAAAAGAGGCGGGATGATACTGTGCCTGCCACGTTGCGAAAGTGGCGGGCGGAACATGGCAAAGTACTCGGGATTGAGTACACCCAGTGCCATGTGGCGGCGGCCTGTGCGGTGGCTCTACGCACCGTACAGAGTTGGGAGCAGGGGCACCGTAAGCCGGGGGCGGTAGACCTGGAAAAATTAGCTCATGCCTACGGGGTGCCTCTGGCCCATGTGCGGCAGTTGCTGGGAGGTGCCAATCGTGGCTAATAAACTAAATTGGGCACCAGTCTCTAACCCAGCGGCCATCCTGGCCCACAACATTGCAATCCTGCGGGCAAACGGTGTCCCGCCGATGGAGATTGCGATTAGCCTCAAGTGCTCTCCTGAGGAGGCTGGGGTAACTGGTCAACCTATCGACCGGCGCCACGATCGCCGGTCGCAGCCTGTATCAGAGGCCCAGGTGTTATCGGCAATAGCCGAGGTTGCGGCTAGGCCACTGGGGCCAACCCGGCGATGCCGCCAAATAATACTCCTGTTAGGAGTTGGCGAAAAGCGATTCGCAGCGTTTCGCCAGCAGTGGCCCAGGGTTGAGGCAGCTTGCCAGGAGCTCTACAAAACAAATCAAACCACTAGCCCAACGGAACAAGCGGCTAGATCCCAGGCAACCCTAACCGCCGTTATTGAATGGGCCGATGCCCAAATGGCGGCGGGGGAGAGTGTCAGTCTTCACGCCGCATGCCGCAGTGCGCAGAAGAATAAGGGATGGCTCGGTGTGCTCTGTAGCAGGGGTGATGCTAGGGCGATTGAGTTGCGGGAACGGATCCGTAAGTACAACAAGGATAAAAAAGGATAAATCACTATGAACATTTGGAAATGGAAAACGCCTAATGGCCAATGGGGCCTTGTGCAGGCCGCTGACGACGATGCCGCTTGGCTTGCGGTGATTCGCATTACAGGGCAAGCGCCTGAAGTCGTGGAATGGGTGCAGGAGGTGACTGCGCCATGACCATTTATTTGGACGACGTGTTGCAGCGCTACCCTCGATGCCGTGCAATTGACTTGCCGGTGTGTGCGCTGATGGCAGTCGCAACCAGGGCTCGGATCACAATCGGATCTCAGGACTGGGAGTCACGGGCCGCCAAAATAGTAGAGCAGTACAGACAACAGCAGGAGACAACATGATCAACCCGACGGCAACGATCAAAATCATCACCCCCGGAGGTGAGATTAAGGACAAGCAGGTTGCCCTAGTGGTGGCTTGCACCGGCAGCCCGCTGGCCATCACAGCCAGCGCCCACAACCCGAACTCATACTCCATCACTCATATGCTCAGCGGGCGACGGATAGGGCCAAGCCACCCAGACCAGGGCGAGTTGACCCAGCTACTTGAGCGGCTGATTGAACTGCCCTGGAGCAATGATCCCGCTGAGGCAATTGACCCGACGTTGCTTGCCTCAGCCATGGCAATTTACCAGGATTGGATTAAATATTTTGGCCTACCGACTAGCGAGACAACACCATGAGAATTGACAACGATATCAATGCTATCCGCGCATACCTTGATCAAATCAAAGCAGTGCCCCGATGGCCTGCAATCATTGCAGCACGACAATATCAGGCGGCATGGAAACGGCGGGGATACACTCCCCACCAATCAGCCAAGGCAGTGGAATGGTACTGGCGGAACCGTGGCAGACTTGAGGGCATGCCCAAAACGGTAGACGAAGCCGTTGGCGAATGCGTGCTGCGTAATGCAAATGCCCAGTACAAATTCAACGTGAATACACCCCAACCTTGCCGGGGCTGCCAGTACCTCAGCCCCGGCAATGAATTTCGGGGGGAGTTTTGCGATCGGCTTTTGATATGGGTCGCAGATCCAAAAACCTCAACTTGCCCGGAGCATATTGCCTTAGCAATTGAGGCCACGCCATGATCCACACAATCCCGCTCAGCACCCTAAGGCAACAGGCCCACCCCGAGGTGACGGTAACGCCGCTGGAGAGCCTAGTCCATGCCTTACGGAGCAAGGGCCAGTCTAGGGCCATTACTCACCAGGGGGCCGTCCTGGCGTTTGTGCTACCGGCCCTGCCAGAAACCCTGGACTATGACATTGATCCAGTGGCCTATCCGCTCAACGTGGACAGCCTCACCCCAGCCTGGTTCCGCAAGCCCTACGGGGCGTGGCAGTGTACCCGCAAGAGCCGGTTCTGCTGCTGGGTGCTCCAGCCACACCTGGCCGCGCATGTTCCGGGGCTGTAGCCATGATCACCGCTATGGCCCACGGCATCCTCACCACCGCAGTCCTGGCCCAGTCCGCGATCGCACTGGCAGTTATGCTCCGGGCCTGGGGGCACAACCCAGAAAAGAAAATCTCACAGTAATCGTATAAGATGCTATAATCATATAAACACCAGGGGGATGTATGAAATTTCGCTTTTTGCTGGCCGAGCTAATGACCCATCGCCAGCTAACTCAGCAGGCGTTAGGCGAAGCAACGGGGCTAAGCCCTGTGACTATTGGCAGTTGGTATCATGGCCGCGCTACTAGGGCCGACCTGGGTACGGCTGCAACGCTGATGCAATACTTTGGGCTCTCATCCCTGGAGCAGTTGATCCAGGCGGAACCTGATTCTTCAGGGCGTGACAATCTCGCGGCGTGACCGTGAGCGCGATCGGGCAGTCCTGGAACCCCGTTAAAAGCTAGGAATACCTAAAACAAAAGGAAACCGACCATGAAATTTGATGCAACTACGTTCTCATTCTTGAATGAAATGGACTTTCTGCCTGGCTTCAGCAATGTTAGCCAGCAGGATCTTCAGAACCAAGTCATACAGGCCATGAGCTTAGGGATTGACATCTCTGAACTGCCAGAGGTGGGAGTTATTGAGGCATTCGACACCATCCTTAAAGGGCTAGCGCCTGCCATTGTTGGTGAGTTTGACGAGACTAATGTATTAAGCGTCAAGGCTGACCCAAACGGCATGGTTGAGGCTGTTTACGGCCCCGCTATCTTTGGATCTGAAGATGGGACGATGGTTCTAAAGTGTGGTCAAAACCTCTACAAGTTCACCCACAAAGGAACAGAGGGTGCCTGTGGGTTGACCGGGGACATTGAGGTAGTAGAGAAGGAAGGCAAGGGCGAAGACGGCCAGCCTGAAACGTATCTGAGTGTTTCTTTTGATGTTTACCTGCCAGACCCTATTGATCAGACCATTGAGATCCCTTTGATCCTTGACGCTGGCAAAAAGGTGACCAAGGGTAAATTCAAGCAGGATATTAAAGCTAGCAACATCGCTCAATACCTGAAGGGTGTCCCAACGGGTGGCAACTGGGTCGGCATGAACGATCTAGCAATCGGTGAATATCTGATGTCTGGGCTAGAAGAAAACAGTCCCAGCGCTGAGTATGGCCGCTCATGGACAATGACACTAGAGGGTGTCGGAGGCGTTCGTTCAAAGGGTAAGCAGTTTAACTTAAAACTAGCTAGCCGAGCTCCAAAACTGATCAAGTTGATCGAGCTAGGGCGCCCCGTAACCTTGCTGATTTCATCCAAAACTGAGCTATCCCAAGGGATTCAGGTAAAGGCTGATTTCTTTACCCGTGAGCCCCACCCCGATCGCATGGCTGCACAGGTTAAACCTGCTGAGCTTAAATCAGCCGCACCGCCAGTGATTGAGGCCACTGTCGTTCAAAGGGAATTAGAGCCCGCGTTCTAAACAAAGAAAACCCCTGGGTGTACACCTATACACCCAGGGGTAATTTGTCAGGATTTTTAGCAGGATTTTTGCAATGCAGCAATTACAACATACTACACGATCTCCTGTCCAACAACAATCTCAAATCATCAAGGATGCACTGATTTACTTGGCTAGTCAGCGCGATGGGGCCGTAACTCAAGACGGGCATGGCTTGAATGGAACAGATGCAGGCTTTGGACATAACCTAGCCACCGCCGCTAAGAATTGGGGGCTATCCCATCGACAAGAATTTGAAGCATACAAAATGATGCGGAAGTACTGGCGGCAGTTGAAAACCGCTGGTATTTCCCTCCCCAAGCCTTACCTAAATCAGTACAGTCTAAAAGTTCTAGATGATGAGCAGGCCATTGTACTTAATGAATCCAAGGGTTCTGAGTACAAGTTAATCCGCAATAGCTGGGGCGATTATACCTGTGAATGTGAAGCAGCTAGCAATGGCAACCTTTGCGGGCATATCAAGTTTGCTCAGCATCAATGGGCATTTGTTCCACCGCCTGAGCCAGCAGCATTACCTCCTATCCCCGTTCAGATAGTAGAACCAGCCCCAACTGAATTAGAAATACTGCCTGGGATTTTTGCCACACAGGGCCAAGCCCAAGCCCTTGAAGACCTAATGGACTTTGCCCAGGGCGGCAATACCCTACACCTTCTTTCAGGTTTCGCAGGAACAGGCAAGACCGTTTTACTTCAGGCTTGGTTAAAGCGCCTACGGGACTCGGGTAATAATGCCCCTGTGGTATTCACAGCTCCGACTAACAAGGCCACAGAAGTCCTACGCTCCATGACGATGCAGTGGGGGCTGAATGTTGAATGTGTGACCTGTGCAAAGCTGCTAGGGTTGCGCCCTGTCATTAACCGAGAGACAGGCAAGGAAGAATTTAAGAAAAACTACGCCGAAGATTCTGTCATCCAAGATTACGCCATCGTGGTAGTGGATGAGGCTTCGATGGTATCTGAGGATTTGTTTCAGTACACTGCCGAAGAAGCTAACATCTTAACCAAAATTCTATTCGTGGGTGACTGGGCACAATTGCCCCCAGTAGGTGAGCCCATCAGTAAGGCATTCCTGGCGATTAAAGAACAGTCAGCACTGACAGAGGTTAAGCGCTACAGTGGCGCGATCGCTGTTGTGGCTGATGACCTACGCTGCAACCTAGCGCGGCGGGGTGAGCCCTTAATCGAGACAGACACTACCCCCGATAAAACCAAGGGCACCTTTGTCCTGGATGAGGACAAGTGGAAGGATGCCTTAATCAAGGCGTTCAAATCCGAAAACTCAGCCCAAGACCCCAACTACTGTCGGGCTCTAGCCTGGCGTAACAAAACGGTTGAGGGATTGAACCAGTACATCAGGGAGCACATCCAGGGGCACGACGCCCCCCGATTTGTAGTGGGGGAGCGGTTGTTGGCTGGTGAGCATTACGGCATCAAAGATGCTGTGGGACGGGCTAAAACCCTATTCTCAGCCTCAGCCGAGATGGAGGTACTAGAAATCGCCGAGGGTACATCAGGCGATTGGAGAACATGGTTTCTCCGTGTTGTGATGCTGGATGGTGAAGGGTTAACCCACACTATTCCAGTCCTGCATGAGGATGAGTTAAAACGGTTTGAGGATGAGCAAAAGAAGGTAAAGCAGGGGGCATTGAAGGGCGACAAGCACCTATGGGATCGCTACTTTGAGAATCGTAAGACCTTTGCCTGGGTGGACTATGCCTACGCCATGACGGTTCATAAGTCCCAAGGCAGCACATTCTCTAATGTGTTCATTGATATGGGTGACATCATGGCGAACAACAGTAACGCCCATGTTGTCTGGCCTTCGGCAAAGAAGCAACTGGTCTATGAGCGAAACCAGTTGCTTTATGTCGCCATCACCCGTGCATCCCAACGAATCTTTATTTTTGAATAGGAACACCCCATGGTTGCTACCCCCATAGTTTCACGGGAGACTCATGATAATTTGTCTCCCGACCACTTCCCCTACTTCCTTGATCGAGGATTTAACTTCGACCACATCCAGCTAATCCAGTCCTGGGGTGTGCGCTCAATCAACCTGCAAGAATCCCTACGACTAGGGATCAAAAAGTACGACCCTGGCACCAAAAGACATCTCAGTGATGGCGGCATCTGGTTCCCCTTTACCAGCACCTATGGTCAAGTCAGGTTCAACACGGCTCTAAAACTGAAATCAGGGGAAGAATACCGATACCTCAGCCCTCGACAACCGGCAAAGGCCTGGATACCGCCAGGGGGCCATGGGTTTGGATCTGTGGATGCTATCACCGAGGGCTGGGCCGATGCCGCCGCGCCAACGGTAAGGGGCGTGCGTACCGCTGCGATCGTCGGAACCTACAACGTGATCTACAGCGTAGACAAAGACTGTGGAGTGCCCCTTATCTACGACTCAGATGGATGGATGAAACCGCAGGTGATGAGGGCGCTGATTCTGGGCGCTATCTGGACGAATGGCAGGATTAACATTTTTCCACAGATGGAGGCATACCCCAGCGGTGGGGGCAGTGAGTTTTTTAAGTCGGGCCGCACCATCGCCGACTATCAGCAACTGATCAATGAAGCCCTGACCCCTCACCAGTTGATCAAAAAATGGATCGGGTTCTGGGGCCAGATGGATAGGGCCACTCAGACCAAGGCGATCGGGGTGGCGGCTGAGGCGGCTTACTGGATTCGCAACCCTGACCAGGTACTGAGATACCTGGAGCAATGCCGAGAGGAAAAGATCCCGGTTGAGGTTGGCACCAGTATTTATCACGAAGAAACCCACGAATATTTCTTATCCCAGGCCATTGAGGAACCAACATGAGCCGCCTAGCCCAGATCGCCGATACTGACCTTGATGCCCTGCTATACGACATCCGCACAGCCACTAAAATTTACGACAAACGAGAATTTAATAAAAAAGTAGTGAGCAAGGCTGAGCAGAAAATGCTCAAACTTGTTCAGGCTGTAGCCGTCAAAGAGCGCCAGGACATTGAAGACGAAGACCGCTATACCCTGCCCAGCGGCATCACTATTGAGCAACACCTATTTAACCTGACATTTTGCGAAACGGAACGGCCCATCAAGGTGATTGACCACGCCTTTAGGCAGTACGATCCAGAGTATGGGTACTGGGCCAGCATTCCTGATGAGCAGCTAGAACAGCGAGTACTCCAAAACGCTGAGCTATCCCATTACCCACCGACCAAGACCGGGCCAGGGCGATCGCTGGCGACGGCGGCCAATGTGGAAAAGGCGATGAAATTTGCAGGCAAAAAGTTATTCGCCGCGACCCACAAGACCAACAGCAAACACCTGATCGCATTTAGGAATTTTACTGTATGCACCAAGACCGGCGACACTAGAGATCATAATCCTGATTACCACATCACCACATGCCTGCCCTATGACTATGCCCCTGGGGCTAGCTGCCCCCCGGCGATGCTGGGCTACATTGCCAGCAGCTTTGGGGAATCCCAGGTTGAATACGTCCGGGCCGCGCTAGGGCTGATCCTCGACCTGACGGCCCCCGATCGGTTCATTCACCTAACGGGCTCGAGTGGTTCTGGTAAGGGGGTTTTTACTCGGCTGATTATGAAATTCTTTGGGAGTGAGTCGGTAGGTTCACCCAATAACTTTAAGATTTTTGCTAACCCAGACCAGGTGCACCAGTACCTCAGCGGGAAAAGACTACTGGCCATCGATGACATCGTTGGGTTTATTGGAGAAGAGATTGGCCGGTTCTATACCGCCGTCGAGCGCACGGCCATGAATGCCCGGTGTTTGTTTAAACCCAAGGGCTATACCCAGCAGTTTGATTGCCGGTATACCGTGGCCAGCGTGGGCCAGCTATCGGCCAAGTACAGCAACTCTAAGGGCTGGGAGCGTCGGGTTTTTCCATTGCCTACGGTTAGGGCATCAAGACAGGAGGAAGACGAACGGCTGGAACTTGAGCTAGAGAACTGCATTGCCGACATCGTAAGTTGGGCATTGGATCAGGACAAAGCCCTGAGAAACGACATCCTACGCCACCCCGCCAAGTACAACCCTGCCGCCGCCGAGTATTTCAGAGATGCAGCCTTCAGCAGTAGCAGCGCCTGGGCCTTTATTGACGAATGCTTAGAGCCTAGAATCCCCAGCGTCACCGATAGCTTTGACGATCAGGGCATCAACGAGACTGAACTATACCTGGCTTACAAGGCCTATACCGCTGCCGTGGGCAAGCCGCCTATGAGTCGTGATGGGTTTGTCCATGAGCTGCGCCAGGTGCTGCCATTGAACTGGGTTGATCGCCGGTCGGGTGGCAAGGTCAAGCGGCGGTTCGTTTATATCCGCCTGCGCCCTGCCTTTGAGTTTGGCGAGTTTGGGGCGACCTGCAACATGGAAGCCCGAGGCTATGACGGGGTGCTCCAGTTTAGGGAATGGTCGGTTATCCACGGAGCCATGCACCCCTACGATCCAGGTGACCTGGAGGCACTAAATTCACCATGGGTTGCAGGGCTAACAAACCCTGAACTGATGGCAGGAATGACAGCCCCTGAGCCACCCCCAGAACAACCCTGTGCAGGCCATGCAGGGCAAACACACCCGATTTCTAGCGCAGAAGTCGTGTGTGTTTCCGAAAAAATTTCGCCGCACACACAGCCAAATAATTTCAACGAGAGTGTGCATGGCCTGCACACCCTGTACAGCGCAGACCCAGAGCCCGTTAACCCGTCGCAAGGTTGCTTTAACGAGCAGGGCCAGGTGGTGACACCATGGCTCACCCCCGGTAAACCGACATGGTGGACTGACTTTGAGCAGCGATTGATCGAGGCGACGACATGGGAGCAATTGCAGCAGGCTAAGGCCAAGACATCACCCTCCCGCCGCAGCCAGATTATGAACACCTGGGACAGTGATGGGCGCTACGAATGGCTTAAGGCCAATGCCGAACGGTTAGAGGCCGAAGCCCAGTGCCAGCAGCAGCAGGGCCTCAACGTGGGGGGCAAATAATGTTCTTCCCAAAATCTCATGGGCTCCCCGTGATGGGGGACAAGGTACGCCTTGACCACAACCCCGAACCCTACACCGTGGGCATGGTGACGCCCGATCGCACCTGGTATCACCTGCGAGAGCTAGACGAGCCGGTACGGGTAGAGTGCCTTGCCTGGTATCCACGGGTGGGCGATCGGGTAGAGGTGCTGTTCTGCCCCTACTTCAAATGGCTACAGGGCCGCTTTGACCATCACTGGTCGAGGTGGTGGGCGGAACCGGGGGAGCGACGGGCAATCGAGCAAACCCTAGACCGGATCAAGGCCGCGATGAAGAACGGGGTTCGCTACCGGGTGGGGGAGCTGATGAAGATTGAGGGCGACTTGGTAGAGGTTCAGTTCGGCAATAGTACCGAAGTGTTGCCGATGGAATGTGTAGCAGTAGCAAGGATCTTAATAGATGCCACAGATAAAGGCGACACCGGGGACGACAAAGCGGATCGGACTGGTCGAGAAGCCGCCTAACATAAAGCTCAAGCCCATCCCCGAAAATGAACTACGGGAAGGTGCTGAGTGGATGGCGCGGCTGTCTAAAGACTACGGCTTCAAGCCTGGGTCTATCAAGTCGAAGAGCACCCAGAGCTACACCAGGGGCCTCACCACTGCCTGCATACAAGCAATGAACCGCTACCACGATAGGGAGACATGTTTCCCCGCCAGCGAGACCTACAACGCCGCCACGGGGCGGAGCGGGGATATCCTGGGCATCGTTGACGCGATTGTGATGGAGGTGGCCCCAGTACCCCGGAACCGATGGGTGCAGGCGTGTGGTCGGGACTGGCAATCGCACGTAACAACCATGGCCGATAAAGTCAACCGAGTGCGCCAGGTGCTGTGCAACCCTACCCACTCGCTTGAGCTCTGGGGATGGCAGCAATATCCCGGATTCACTAAAGGGGGCGGCAGGGCCAAAACCATGTTCTGGTATCCCAGGGTGCAGATCATTACCCTTGATTTCATCCTGGGCCAAGAGCCGCCGCGATTTGTGCGGTTCTGGGAAGCGTAACCCTTACCCCGCAACGCATTCAGCCCCGTCACCATGGCGGGGTTTTTCTTTGGCCGATCGCCCTGTGCAGGCCATGCAGGGCAAACACCCCCGCTTTCTAGCGCAGAATCCGTGTGTGTTTCCGAAAAAATTTCGCCGCACACACACCCAAATAATTTGAACGAGAGCCTGCATGGCCTGCACACCCTGTACAGGGAGATCAAGATCAAGGCTAGAACCCTTGACGCTGTCATGGCGCTGTCGTACAATTGTCGTACAAGTCTCAGGAGATTATAGACTCAATGACTAAGGCAGAATTGACTGCAAGGCTTGATGCCTTGCAGGAAGAAAACAGACATCTACAGACAAGTCTTTGTTATTGCAAAGACTTGTTGGTGATTTACCAAGCAGGCTTTTTAGACATTTGCCGTCAGGATGGCCGCATTGGAGAGGCTAACCATAATGGCTAGTTACAGGTTTCAAGTCAGGCTTTGTGAGCCTACCCTGAGCGGGCGGATACATGCCGCCGCTGCCAGGGAGGGGCTGACTACGCCGGAATGGGCGCGGCGAAAGCTGCGGGCTGCCGTAGAGCAGTCTGAGGTTGCCCAGCAAAAGGCCGAGGCTGCCGCTGACTATGCTGCGGCATTAGCCAGGGGGGAGGGTGTGCCGTTATGATTCTTTCTTTTGGCTGGACAGCCCAATACCTCCCCCCCGATGGGAGCAAAGATACCACCCGGCGCGTTTGGAAGCCCAAAACCCTGGGCATTTGACAGCGGGCATGGGACGAAGTGCGGCTAGAGCACGTTGCGGTAGACAAGTGCCTGGCCTATGGCGGCAAACGGATTGGCCTGATAACACTCACGGCTCGACCTGAGTTAGAGCCACTTTACAAGATGCCAGAGGCAGACTTGATCCGCGAGGGCGGGATGTGCGCCACCGTGCCGGGGTTCATTGATGCCTACTTTGGCGGCAATGCGGATCAAGAGGTAGCGGTAGTGCGGTTCAGATTTGAGGTGGCCTCATGAAAACCACAATTGACCTCGATCGACTTGCCGTCTTAGCCCTTGATTTGGAGTCAGGGCATCCCATTGAGGCGGTGCTGCGTAAACATGGGATCCACGAGCGTTGGAGTGCCTACGACGTGGTGATTCCGCAACAAAAGAACCGGCGTTCTTTGATGTCGGCAACCAATAATGCTTACCAAAAACAATGGGCAGAGTCCGTGAAGAAATTAGAGCCGTGCATTAAGGCAATGGCTAAGGAGTTGGGGCTATGAATTACGACGAATTTATTAAACAAAAAGCGTTGCAGGTTGAGCCATCGGGCATTCAGCGAAAGCCCGATGACCTGCACCCGGCTCTATTCCCATTCCAGCGGGCACTAAACCTGAGAACGTTAGCCCATGGTAAATTCTGCAATGGTGCGAACACGGGCTTAGGTAAGACCTTGATGCAGTTGGATTGCTGCAATCAACTGGTCAAGCATACTGATCGGGCTGCCTTGATTATTGCCCCACTAGCAGTTTCCCACCAGACTGAGCGGGAAGCCGCCCGGTGGAATATTAAGGCCAAGGTAATCTTTGAGCAATCAGACATTGAAGGGGCTGGCATTTACATCACGAACTACCAGAAGTTGGAGCGATTCAATCTTGATGACTTCTCTACTATCTGCCTGGACGAGGGTAGCGCTATCAAAAACGATAGTGGCAAGTGGTCAAAGCTAATCCGCCAGATTGCCCAAGATAAGCCTTTCCGGCTTTCCTATAGTGCCACCTTTGCGCCTAACGACTTTACAGAACTAGGGATGCAGTCAGAATTTTTAGGACTGCTTTCTGAGTCGGAAATGAAGTCCATGTTTTTCACCCACGATGGCCACGACCAAAAGGGAGCATGGCAGCTAAAGGGACACGCTAAATCAACCGCCTTTTGGGAATGGCTTAGTTCATGGTGTGCCCTAGTCCGTCGCCCTTCTGATATTTCAGGCGACTATGACGATACTGGCTATGAACTGCCAGGACTCAAAGTGCATGAGCACAAGGTAAAGGGTGAGGTAGCTCCGCCTGATGGGATGTTAGAGGGAATGTGGATACCGACTGGCGCGATCGCAGACAAGCGCCATATCAATAAATCCAGCATTGAACAGCGCTGTGAATATGCCGCCAACTTGGCAGACAGCAACGATGAACAGTGGGTAATTTGGGTCAACACCGCCGACGAGTCAAAGCAAGTTACCCGAATGATCCAAGGTGCAGTGGAGGTAAAAGGCTCCGATACTGACGAGCACAAGATCAGCTCAATTGCTAAATTCCAATCTGGCGAGATTCGAGTGATTGTCACCAAGGATTCTATCTTTGGTTTTGGCATCAACCTTCAAAATTGCTGCCATAGCATTGTGTTCCCTAACGATAGCTTTGAGCGCTACTACCAATTGGTTCGACGGTTCTACCGCTTTGGCCAAAAGCGAGTAGTTCATATCCACCGTGTTTATCACGAACTAGAAAGCTGGACTACGATGCAGAACGTAACCCGGAAGTCGAAAGACTCCGATCGCATGTTTGAGCAACTGCAAACCTTCCAACTTCAACGCTTTCAATCAATCCATAAAGGCATAGCAAAGGTACAGACGGGCTATAACCCGACTAAAACAATGCTTTTGCCTAACTGGTTACTGCCAGAATCCAATCAAGCCAACGCAGCATAGGTGATCCAAATGACCGTTAAAGTATTAAACCAATCCATCAATGACAACTGGGTTTTGTACCATGGGGACTCTATAGAAGTGCTTAAGGGCTTACCTGATGACTCTATTCCATATACGATTTTTAGCCCTCCGTTCGCGTCACTGTATACGTTTTCAGACTCAGCCCATGACATGAGCAACTGCAAGCAAGAAACAGAGTTCATGGCCCACTTCAAATTCCTGGTAGAAGAACTCTATCGGGTTACTATGCCAGGGCGCTTACTGTCGTTCCATTGCTGCAACCTGCCCATCACTAAAAACCGGAATGGGTATATTGGTATCCATGACTTCAGGGGTGACCTGATTAGATTGTTTCAGGAGTGCGGCTGGATCTTCCATAGTGAGGTTTGCATTTGGAAAGACCCAGTAACCTCTATGCAACGCACCAAGGCGATCGGGCTACTGCATAAACAGGTTTGCAAAGATAGTGCCATGAGCCGCCAGGGTATCCCTGATTACCTGGTTACGATGCGTAAGCATGGCGATAATCCAGAACCTATCAAGGGGCCATTTCAGTACTACTCAGGGGAGAACCCACCGCAGTTCAAGGAATCGAATCAGGGCAAAGAAGCCGAAAATAAATCCATTCAGATTTGGCAAAACTACGCCTCTCCAGTGTGGATGGACATTTGCCAAGGCGATACCTTGCAGCGTGAAAGCGCTAGGGACAATAACGATGAACGCCACATCTCCCCTATGCAACTTCAGATTATGGAGCGAGCTTATCAACTCTGGACAAACCCCGGAGATGTAGTTTTAGACCCATTCAATGGGATCGGCTCAAGCGGCTATGTAGCCTTGCAGATGGGCCGTAAATATATAGGGGTGGAACTGAAAGAAAGCTATTACCGATGCGCACTTACCAACCTTGGCAACGCGGAATGCTCCCATCAAGGCCAGCTAGCTTTTGCATAAAAAATCTCACAGCACACCCATGAGGCAGCCCCATAAACCAACTAACACTCCCCGCCGCCGCC